CTACGTTTTCACAAAAATCGAAATGGAAGGCTCGGAACGAGTACGGTGATGTTCAATGGGAGTACGCAAAAGTTCAGTTACTAGTAAGCCGATTACCTCGCCTGAGGAGTTTGAGCGATTAAAAGAGGAGCGCCGTGAGCGTAATCGTTTAAATCGCCAACGCTCGAAGGCAATGGAGCGGAGAATTGCAAAGTTTCTTGGGGGAGATCGCACCCCTCAATCAGGAGCTGGGACTGTTAAAGGGGATGTAATAGTACCTTTTCTAAATCGTCCCGGCCGATTCTTGATTGAGTGCAAGCTGACAGAACTTTGGCGATATGGTGAGCCCTGTATTGCAATTAGCAAAGCATGGCTGCGAAAGATACACGAAGAGGCCAAGCAGACTCGTGCATTGTTTGGGGTACTGATCTTCCGCTACCACGGTCGCACAGATGACTACATGCTCATCAAGGCCGTGGATATGGGGGCGCTGACGATTATCGAGGAGAATACTGAAAAGATACTTAGATTCGATAATCTTAAGACGAAGACTGCAATCTTCCCGCTTAGTAAGGCGGCTGTTTGCAAAGAAGAACCCGGAATCACTTGCGTGTGGATTGACTTCGTATTATACTACCTTCTGACAGTAACACGCTTTAAGCAGATTTTGGAGGGGTCATGAAGCCACCAAGTGCAGAGGTGCTCGCGCTATCTCAGTTAATTGGGAAGAGCGTGGTAATTTCTTTTAGTTGCCACGCGTTTCCCGCGGTACTTCAATCAGTTGAGTTGCAGAAGTTGACTGGGATGACAAATGCCCCAGAGAAACGCGTTGGGCCTGATGGGAAGGGCTACACACCCAAGTGCCTACGACTGATGTTTGACGTAGGCGCTATTGTGGTTGTGTTGGAGGATTGTCAGCTGGTAGCAGTAATGGGTGGTTTTTGTTTTGTGTTTCCGACCTACAGACTGGAGGTACGCTATGCAGACTCACATTGTGCGTAATGAATGCGATCTTGTTCGAACGTTAGAGTTATTCGAGTTTGCTCCGGTGGTCTACCTAGACACCGAAACGACTGGACTTGACCCACGAGCTTCCCAGCTGTTAATGGTACAGCTAGGCACAGCCGACGACATTTACGTGTACGACTTCACGCGGATCCCAGTTAAGGCTCTCCGTCATTTCGAGGGCGTACTTACATCGCCACAGACAGTCAAGGTTATCCACAACGCTTCCTTTGATTTGAAGGTGTTCTTTCACTTTGGGGGGTACATGGTGGGTCCAGTCCATGACACACGTTTTGCTGAAGTTCTGACGCAAATTGGTCTACAGAATCGATTTGACTTGGCCAGCGTGGCCAATCGCCGATTGGGTGTTTCACTTGACAAGACTGTGCGGGACACATTTATAGGTCAAGCAATTACCGACCTGTCGGACGAGCAGATTTTGTATGCCGCTACTGACGTTGCGGTCTTACCGGCAATCTACAAACAACAGCTGGATGAAATTGCGGACGCTAGTCTGGAACAGGTCTATCGTTTAGAGATGGACTTGGTACCGGTTGTGGCCAAGATGGAGTACGTGGGAATGCCCTTTAAGAAAGAGCATCTTCAAGAACTCGAACCGGTGTTTGATCAATTGATTGCCGACGCAGAGCAGGGAATGCAGGACGCACTCATAGGGGCTGGGGTTGTTGATCAAATCGTGTTTACTAAAGACGGTTACAACGCAGTCAACACCTCATCTAATCAACAAATGATAGCAATGTACAATGCGTTGGGCATTGATCTGTCAGACCTCAACGCACGCACTGTTACTGAGTGGGATTATAAGAATCGTAAGAGCGCCTCCAAGTTTTTACCCGAGTCCGAGTTACTGGAGGATGAGTTGCTTGAGTCTGTTGATGCGTATGGTCGATATGATAACTTTTATCTTCGCATGCACGCCTATCTGGGTGGTGCACGTAAGCTTCAATCAACCTACGTGCGGGGGTTGCAGACGATGCAATCACCCATCACCGGTCGCATTCACGCTACGTTTACTCAAATTGGGGCGGCTACGGGGCGGTTCAGCAGTTCTCGACCGAACCTCCAGAACCTACCGTCCGATCAGAAGCTGAAGAATCTTGGCCTTGAGCAAAGTATCCGGCATGCGTTTGCGGTTAATGCGGACACACACCGTATGGTTATCGCTGACTACTCAACCATTGAGTTAGTAATTATTGCGGATGCAAGCGGTGATGAAGTCTTGGACAGCCATCTTGAGGATTTACACACGTTTGTTGCTCAGCAGATTCTTGGCGTCAAGGACATTAACAACAAGAATAAGAAAGAGAATCCCTACAAGATTTGGCGTGACGTTGCCAAGATGGTAAACTACTCGATCGCTTACTCAGTTGGCGGTGAGAGTCTGGCCAAGCAGATGACAATTCAGCTCGCACCACTCAACGTTAAGTTTAATGCTAAACAAGCGGATGCAATTATCGAGGCATGGAAAGCCTTGTTTCCACAGGCAACTGCTTGGCTTAAAAAGAGCGCACGCAGTGCTGTGGTGTACGGCTGGGTTGCAGATTCTTTTGGTCGACGTCGCTATTGGAATCGCGATGAGTTCACTCAGAAGTGGAAGAAAGAGGCCGCCGAACGAGAGGGAATGAACTTCCCAATTCAAGCACTCTCGGCTTCTATGGTTAAGCTCGCTCTTGTGACTGCATACCGGCAGTTGGACGACACACAAGCGTCGATTATCTCCACGGTGCATGACGAAATCATTCTGGAGAGTACGATTGCCTACGCAGAGACCGCCCGCGATATTCTAAAAGAAGCCATGGAAAAGGCAGCACAGCAGGTGCTACCACGCTTAGGGTCTAGCGTAATTGTAGACCCAGCAATAAGTACGAGGTATGACAAATGACACGTAAGTTTGATTCAACCGGTCTTGACTTTGGGGACAATCCGCAAGAATTTGAGTATTATCCCAGCAGCATTATTTCACTTAACCAGCTGTTTGGTGGGGGCGGAGTCCGTGGTGGGTTGATTGTTCAGCTCCTCGCTGATGCAGGCCATGGTAAGACGACGCTGGCTCTAGACTATGTAGCTCAGGCCCAGAAAAGAGGGGTCAAAGAGTTGCAGATTACCATTGGTAAGACAACTCGTGGAATTAATGCGTTGTTTATAGATCTCGAACGCACTTATGACGCTGAGTACGCCGCTGCAATTGGGGTAGACACTAGTAAATTGCTAGTGTACAAACCCGATTTTGCAGAGCAAGCACTACCGCAGGTGGAAGCTTTATTGTCTCAGGGACTTCAGGTGGTAGTATTTGACAGCGTCCCCGCGATGATTACTAAAGACGAGTTTGAAAAAGACATGGATGACCCAGCGCGTATGGCCGGATCTGCTGGTGTACTCAGTCGTTGGTTAATTCGGCTTGTAGGCTTGGTCGACAATGCCAAGGCATTGATGATTTTTATTAATCAATATCGCGCCAACTTAAGCCCAATGGCACGCAGTAACAAGAAACCCTTTGGACCGTACTCGCTGCGGTATAATTCGGGAGTTATTATCGAGCTGGTTCGAATTAAAACCGAGAACGACTTGCTGACCATTCAAGCAACCGTTACTAAGTCAAAGCAGGGGGGCAATGGTACTCGTTGTGAGTACATCATGCGGCAGGCTAAAGGCCTTGCACCTGAATTTGACATACTAGCATTAGCCCTAGAATATGGTATAATACGTAAAGCCGGGGCGTGGTATGAATTTAAGGGCCAGAAAGTTCAAGGACTGGAGAATTGCGTTCAGCAATTTGATTTGGCAGAACTCCGTCGGTTAGTTTTAGAGAGGGGTACCAGCAATGAGTGAGTTAGCAACGTGGGTTACAAATGCACCGGACTACTACGACATGACTCGTGCATACAAGTCGTTAGGTCGAATTAAGCAAATGGTTATCCTTAAAGAGCGGGAGATTGATCGAGCCGAGCAACAGATTGTTATTGAGGACGAGAAGCCCCGCAGTAATGCTGCACGGTCCAAACGGTTTCAGGTGACAGGTACTATGCTGGATGAGCTTGCTGATTTAAAGGGAGAGCTGGCTGTTCTTGAGGCTTACTGTAAGCAGCTCGAGTTTGCCAAGTCAATGTTTGCTTCAGCCGCTTACACAATTAAAATGCGCTTCGATGCACCAGTAGGAGAAGTAAGTGACTAATTTACCTGAGTTCAGCGCGTCGCGGTTTAACACTTATAAGACGTGCGCTCGAATGTTTCACTACCAGTACAACGAGCAGCAACCTAGAGGTGTGCATGCTTATACTGTGTTAGGTAGTGCGTTGCACTTAGCGATTGAGCATTTTTACAAGACAAAAGAGCAGCCAATGGTTATCTTCTCGACTAAATTTAACGAGCTTAGTCGAGCGGCTGCTTCCTCGGAGACGGGCATTGTCGCGGGTAACTTGATTAGCAAGGCACGTCAGATTGGCCAAGATATTCTTCGAGAGTTTGATTGGGGAAGGTTGAACCCCGTTGAGATCGAACTTGGATTTCGGCTTGACTTTCCCACAGAAAACCCGCTGGTAATCATGCGTGGCTTTATGGACATGGTTACCGAAGAGGGATACATAATTGACCATAAGAGTGCGGGCAAGCGTCCTACAAAAGCAGAGCTCGCAGTCAACCCGCAGCTCATTCTTTACGTATGGGCCTATGAACGGCTGTACGGGAAGAAGCCAACGAAGGTTATCTGGCATCACCTCCGTACGGCAGAGCTAATTGAGGCGGATGTACTCACAGATTACGACGCTAAACTGCAAGCACTTGTAGAAACGCTTCGTACTATCCTAGCTGACAAGGAATATCCGAAGCAACCGTACGGATATTTTTGTACAAACCTTTGCTCATTTCACGATCTTTGCTGGTCAAAACAAACAAATGAAAAGTCGGTTATTAGTTCGGGAGGAATTGAGGGACTATTTTAATAGTAAGTTGCCTATTGATGAGTCACTCTCTTACGGATGTGCAATTGAGCAAAACGCACGGTTTATGGTAGACAACCACCCGCTTTCGCTGAGAATTCTACAGGAGTGGGGAGAGGGTTACACATTGTTTGAAATATCAATGCGTAACCAACTGCATCTTGCAGTTACTCGCGATATTCTTATATTTTGTTTTGAGTTGTTAGGGCGCAAGTTGCAGGTAGATGACAATGTAGTACTACAGAGTATCTTGCCGCAACTACGCCCAATGGCGATAAACGTGTTTCACGCGTATTACGATACGTTTACTGAATTACCTGAAAGGAATAGTATAGAAGTAGATTGATTAAACAAACTAAAAAGACGGTCGACTTGTCAAAAGACATTGTACGCATCATTCGATTGGAGTGCGAAGGCAACATCGCAGCAATCACCGCAACTCAGTCTTGGGGCACACAGGAACCTGTGACTCTGTTTGTAGAGGAACGGGAATCCCTCAGAGAATCTATCGCTGAGGTAGGATCCCAAATGGTAATTTTGGGAATGATTGTCACAGAGCTTGCTCGGGAGAAGGCCTAATGAAAGGTGTTTATTTTTCAAATAATTCGTACGGTATTCGTTGGTGGGATAAAGAACAGAAAAAGTATATTCACGGGGGACGTTTTGCTACATACGATGAGGCATGCAGTGCCCTCAGTCAGCGTACTCCTACGGTAGACACGCCTCAGATAAGCGGGGTCTCTGCCTCTACCGATACGCGTGAGTTCGAGGAGCTTGTTGCCATTGGCCAAAAAGCCTACAACATGGTAAAGCAGCAAGCAGTCGCAAAGAAATCACAGCAGATTGATTTAGGTAAGTTACCTACAGGCATCGCATTTCTATCAGACCTGCACTTCGGTAACGCTGGTACAGACTACGAGTCAATTTTGACAGACACTAATCTGATCAACGACACTCCGGGAATGTATGCCGCTTTTCATGGGGACGGTATCGACAACTGGATTGTAGGTAAACTGCAGGCTATTCAACGCGGGCAGGCTTTTTCACATGCAGATGAAATCAGTTTGTTTCGCAGTTGGTTACGCAAGATTCATCAAAAGTTGCTTCTCGTCGTGTCAGGAAACCATGACAACTGGACTAAGAAGATTTCCGGGTTGGATTTGATACCGGAACTACTTGGCGATACGCACGTACTGTATGATCCGTTTGAAAGTCGTGTCACTGTTCGTTGTGGCACGGGTGCTTGGGATGTATTGATCCGACATCAGTGGAAGTACAGCAGTATTTTTAATCCAACACACGGGATTGAGGTCGGCCATGATCGTATGACTAACACATTTGACATCGGTGTTGGCGGTCATACACATATTGGCACACTTATGCGACCCTTCTTTCGGCACGGTAAGACTAAATTAGCGGTACTTACCGGAGCCTACAAGCGATTCGACTCGTTTTCAAAAGAGATTGGGTACGCGGAGACGGTTAGCTCCGGCTGCGGTGCTATCATATTCTTCCCTGACGGGAGGCTGTGGTACTCGCCAGATCTAAAAGCCGCGTGTGACTATCTTACCTACCTACGCAAGGAGCAATCATGACCGGTACAGAAGTAAGTCCCGCCTACTGCAGCGTCTGCGGTACGGAGTTGGACGAGAACGATTTAAACGAGTTAGAGTGTCAGAGGTGTCGTCATCATGGCCAAACTCAATCGAGCTAGCGAACTGCTAAAGTATGAGATTGCCGCGACTGATACGAACCCTGAAGAGTTGGCCGAGTACGCTGGTATTACATTAGAGCGGTTAAACCTGATTCTGGGTGGGGAGGCCTCACCTACGGTAAGAGAACGAATATCTATTGCGGATTGGTTTTCACTCAATCCATTAGTACTATGGGGGACGCGTTGATTTCAGTAGAATTAAAGGGTAAGACGGTACCGGTTGATCCGGAAGTTTCGGTAGAGGACTTTGTTACTCATTTGGCCAGAATAAGTAATCCAAAGAATCAGTCTAACTACACAAGCAGCCGCAGATTGTGGCGGTACTTGCTCCGTAAGAAGCATTACTCGCCATTAGAGATGGTTAATCTTGTAATAGATGTGGTCGCTCCACGAGACATTACTCGTCAAATACTACGTCATCGCAGTTTTGCATTCCAAGAATTTAGTCAACGGTACGCCTCTCCACTGGAAATGGGTTTTTTGTCACGTGAGGCGCGCTTACAGGACACAACTAATCGACAAAATAGTCTAGAACTGGCCGAGACTGCGGAAAGTCAGTGGTTGAAAAGTGAGTGGGAACGACGGCAGCAAGTAGTTACCGATGTGGCCACTGAGCATTACCAATGGGCAACTGACAATGGTATTGCAAAAGAATTGGCCCGCGTAATACTCCCGGAAGGTAACACGCTTTCTCGAGTATACATGAACGGTACTCTGCGGTCGTGGTTACACTACTGTTATGTCCGCATGGGCCCAGAGACCCAGAAGGAACATCGGCAGGTCGCTACTGCGTGTTGGGAGATTGTAGTTGATGTGTTCCCTGTACTTGGCGAGCCAGAGTTTTATCCACAAAATGTACATAATAAGGAGTCGATATGACACAACAATCAGAGCAGGCACCTATTCGATTGCCCGGTAATCGCCCGACCTATGGTCCGGGTAAGCCTTTTTACATTGACAAGACTGGGACTATTTACTACTTATGGGACGGGCGGGTTACTAATCCGGGACCGTGGGGTACACATGTGTACCGCGCTGCTGTCGGCCAATCCCCCGAGCTTCTGTTCTTTAAAGAGAACAGCGGTGGTACATTTGTCGTAGTCAACAAGGAATTGTGGTATACTTATTCAGACGGCAAGGGCATTCCTTGGAGATTGTTAATTGCAAGTTACATCGATCCGCAGGATACGCCATCGAGTACTGTTGTACAAGTAAACGAGTCTGCATTGAGCGCAGTAAAGCTAAGTGTAGCCACTGCCGCCAGCCTTGCAGGTACTGCGGATTACAAGGCCTCTCGTGCACAGATCGCAGCAAGCAACGCGCAATCTTCTGCCGACAACGTAAAGTCACAGATTGCCGGACTTCAAGCACAGTTGGCTGCACTTCAGGCGAGAGTTAGCGCTTTCCCGTCGCAGGGCGTAAGCACGCAGCAAGTAGCGGATTTGGTGTGGGCTAAATTGTGGGATGTCATTTATACGCTGCGTCTAGGCATGAACGCAGGACTTAGTAAGGATCCAAACATTCAAGGGTGGATTCACGACCTTACTAGTTTTATTAAGAAGGTAAAGTAGTTTATGGAGCAGCGAAAACAAACGGCATACGGAACGCCGTATCCGGAACAGCACGCAGAGTTCGAGGCAGTCTTGCAACAACTGTTGCAAATCCATCGGGCAAAGACTGCGGACTACAGTCCGTGGAATGTACGGGGTGTTGGTGAAGTGGGTATTGCGGTTCGTTTGTGGGATAAGACAGCCCGCTTACTGAACTTACTAGGGTGGGATATTGAGACAGGAACACTGCGAGCAGCAAAGGAACCGAAGAATGAGCCACTGGAAGATACTCTTCTTGATCTGGCTAGTTACGCGATTATTATGCTAATTTATCGCCGCGGTAAATGGGGGAAATAGAATAATGGAAGAATCAATGCAACAGATGATTGTAAACGAAGTAGGTATTGTGGCTCCTCAGGCAAACGAAGCGGTTCCCTACGATGCCTCGGCAGATCCTCTACACCCGTATGGGAAGGACTGCAGCATCTGCTCCACGGAGTTTGATGACAATGAGTGGGGTATTATGGGTTGGCTTGGAATTGTCCCTGTTAGTTTCTGTGTTAACTGTATGACGGGTATCTACAACATGGTATTTCAAATGACCAGTGTTGAGGAACTTCAGTCGTTGATTGAAGAAAAGGAGGCGGATGACACCACTGTCGAGTCTCCCGCCAAGCCCCCCCGAGCTGACCGCTAACTAAATAACAAGGACAGTGACCCTCAGCAATGGGGGTCACTTTATACGCCGACGTAGCTCAGTGGATAGAGCAACTGCCTTCTAAGCAGTCGGTCGTAGGTTCGAGTCCTATCGTCGGCACCAAAATTTAAAAACTGGGGGTTATAAGGGATGGGCAGAGTCTTAGTCGCTTGTGAGGAATCGCAAGCGGTGACAAAGGAATTAAGGGCACTGGGTGTTGAAGCGTTTTCTTGTGACACAGAACCGTGTTCGGGTGGCCATCCAGAGTGGCATTTACAAGGAGACGTAACGCCGTTACTAAACCAAGAGTGGGATATGATTATTGCCTTCCCGCCGTGTACTCACTTGGCAGCTAGTGGGGCAGCGTGGTTTGAGCAGAAACGAAAAGATGGTAGGCAACAACAGGGCATAGATTTTTTTATGCTGTTTGCTAATGCTAAATGTGAGCGGGTTGCAATTGAAAATCCGGTTGGGATAATGAGTTCAGTTTGGAGAAAACCCGATCAGATAATACACCCGTATTACTTTGGCGAACCATTTCGTAAAAAAACCTGTCTATGGCTAAAAGGATTGCCGCCGCTTACCCCTACAGACATGGTCGAAAAAGGAGAGCAGGTTAAGTATGCAAGCGGGACGTCTTTGCCAAAGTGGTACGCGAACATGGGGAAAAGGGAAAGAGCCGCACTTCGGTCAAAAACTTTTATCGGTATAGCAAAAGCGATGGCTTCTCAATGGGGGTTATTAATTAAAGGAGAATTATGATAAACAAACTTATTATTGACTCGTCTTCAAGCCGCACACCCCTGTGCGATCTAGGGGTAAAGTACCCTACGGATAAATCACCGTACAACATAGGCTCAAGTAGTGGCCATCGGCACGCATATACGGCTGTCTACGATCTTTTGTTCTCATCCATTCGCCACAAGCCACTAATTGTAGGAGAAATTGGCATTGAAAGTAACCACTCCATGATGTGCTGGCGAGAATACTTTCCCGCAGCACAACTCACTGGTTGGGAATACCACCATGACAAGATGATTAAGGCTGTTGACGATATGCTCAGCAACACACGGTATATCTATATGGATGTGGGATCGGAGGCTTCTATTGCCGATGGATTTCGCCGTACCGTTAGTGAGTTTGACATTATCATTGATGACTCAACGCACAACTTCGACGATCAAATGCGGGTACTCAAATATGTACACGAGTATTTAAAGCCCGGCGGCTACTTCATTATTGAGGACATTTTTAAAGCGCGGTCAGAGTCTGACTACGAGTCAGCATTGGCCCCGTACATGCAGTACTACACCTCGGCTACATTTATCGAAGCTAATCATGCGAACAAAGATTCAGGTACATGGAACAATGACAAACTGCTTGTACTTGTGCGAGGTACCAATTGATTCATATTATTACTCCCTGTACTCGACCGGAGAATCTTGCAGTGATGCAGCAGTCAATTCCGCCCGAATGTACGTGGACAATTGTACTAGACAGTTCTGTCTCTGAGATGCCGGAGGGGGGTGGGTTAAAAGCAACAATCTACCGCTCACCAAATACAGGTCATTGGGGTAACCCCAATCGCAATTTTGCACTTGAGCACATGTATTTTGACGATTTGGATTGGATTTATGTGTTGGATGACGACAACATCATTCACCCAGAATGGTACAAACATGTTAAAGATTTAAATAGTACCGAGCTAACTATGGTAGGTTGGGGCCAAGTGTGGCAGAACGGCAGTGTGCGGCTACATCCGTCTTCAGTACCACGTGTTGGTGAGATTGATACATCCTGCTATATGGTTCGCGGCCGTGTAATGAAGCACGAGCGGTACGCTATGGATTACACAGCCGACGGTATGATGGCTGAGCGGGTTTTTACTTACGGCGGGTACCACTGTTTAAATGAGTATCTTGGATATTATAATTACCTTCGCACTCCACCGGAGAAAGCATCTTGGGAGTCTAAATGAACACACAAGTTTTCCTTGTAAATTGGGACGCAACATACGACAGAGTAGTGCGCGCAGAGAACCAATTACTGGCCGCTGGTATTAAGTATACAGTGCTTGATTCGGGCGGTGCAAAAGAACCTCGACCCAACTGGGTTAATATCGGGGATGTACGCTTCTACGGTCAACTGTACGAAGCTCTTAAACGGATGCAGGGTGAAGACTACTGTATCTTTGTACTAGGCGACGCGGGCTTTGATCAGATAGGGCCGTTTGTCAGCCGGGTAGTAGAGTGCGGTAGTATCTATAACATGGGTGTCTTTGCTCCGCACTACTCCCACTCTCCATGGGGGCCAGCTCAGACTACGCTAGAATCAATTCCGGGCAGTAACTCGTTAGTTATAGCTAGTCAGACAGATGGAATTGCGACGGCTTTTCATAAAGATGTCTATACCGTGTTGTTAAACTACATGGCCTACTTAGATAGTCAGGTAGGTATTGTTAACTTACGCACGGGTTGGGGCATGGATTACATATGGTGTGCGATCTCGGTGTTGCTAGGGAAGTATATTATTAGAGATACGCACATGATCGCGCAGCATCCTCAAGGGAGTAGTTACGATCATGGCGAGGCAGCACATGAGATGAACTTAGTCATGAGTACTTACTCTCAGTGGTCGGAGTTACCTGAGCAAGTGGGGTACATCTATAATCAAGCGCAGCGAAAAATGAGTCAAGACCCAGCAGTAACTACGAAAAGTCTTTATGGAAATGCAGACTTATTTATAAATACGAAAGAACTCGTCTATCACATTATTCGCATCAGTGACGATAGGTCTTATTTAGTAGACAAAGCACTCTCTGTGCTGGGTAATAAATGGCTACCGATTACAGCAGTGAACGGGTATGACAAAACCTCACGTTCGGAGTTTGAGGCTTTGAATCCAAATGTTAAAAGTTTACTTTTCAAGGATGGGGAGTTTGGATGTTTTGCCAGTCATTACATGTTTTGGAAGTATGTGGTAGACAACAACATCGAGCAGGCTGTCGTGCTTGAAGATGACGCGGATGTGCAAAACAATTTTCCTTTTATGTACCAGCAGGCGTTAAGTTTACTGCCGCCAACATATGAGGTATTTAGTATGTATGTTGATAAGAACCAGTATGGACGATTCAATGAAAGTCTGCGTGTGAATAATTACATTGCACGCGGGTATCAGGATTGGTCAACGCTTAGCTACGTGGTCTCTTTAAAAGGGGCCAAAAAATTAATTGAAATTGTAGAGCGCAACGGCATGGATCAACCGGTGGATTGGTTTATCTTTAGAAATGGCCACGATGGTAACCTAGAGGTTTATACGTGGACGCCATCTGTTGTGCCCCCAGTCATCATTGACAACAGTACACCGCCACAAATCAAACGGTAGTCGTGTATAATACATGTAGCGAGTAAGCTCCAATAGTTTGTGGAGCGTAGAATTGATTTCACGCTCCACAAATTATTTTGTTGCAGATCCACACTCTACAAACTGGGCCAATAGCTCAAAGGCAGAGCACGTTGCTCATAACAATTTGGTTCTTGGTTCGAATCCAAGTTGGCCCACCAAGTAAATTTAACAAGGGGATTTATTTTGAAAAGTTTTACTATTAGACCGTTCTTTGACATGCGCGATAAAGATTGGCCTGTTGAAGCGTTGATTGACTTACCGCAGGGGGCGACGCTTACTGTAGAACAGTTCGCAAACTTTGTGTACTGGCACATACATTACGACCCTGACTATAAAACTGTAGTAAAGCGATCCGTAATACTCGCAACGACAGGTCAACAAGTACCGGATAACTACGAGCACGTCGGTACACTTATGCCCTACACTGAGTCAGAAAGTGCTGAGGGCGAGACAATCGAGCAGACGGGGAGCGATTTTCAGGTTCCTTCGGAAGAGGAATTCTATGATAGTTATCGATTGATTAACGCCTACATCGCACCGGAGCCTACTGCCAAAGCACCACTAAAAAGCTGGTCTTTTGGGAAGGATAACAAATGAACATTGACTTAGAGAACTTAGGCCGCTTAACTGACTTGATGGAAACTATTAGCGCCGCTACTAGAACTGATTTAATGAATACCGCATATGAGTACCCAGAACTCATAGAGCGACGAGATCTCTTCGAACGTATTGCAACAACTACCCGGATGACCCACAATTATCTTAGGTATGTAGTAGAGATATACGATCAGAGCGATCCACTTGCATTTTTAAAAGAGATCGACGCCCAGTTAGTTGGCACTACACCGACAGATGTATTGGCCAAGTATCGGGATTTGTTTGACTATAATGGAGACTAATTATGGACGACATGATTGAGGTATTGCACGCGCAGGACTTAAAGAACCCTGCATGGAGCAGTGCTATGATGAGCGTATTATCGCACTCGGTACCTAATGAGGTAGTAATGGCCATTCAGGACGTTGCATTTGATGAACTGCTGCGTCCTTATCTGGTAGATATTGCAGTAGAGGTAATCAACTCATGGAATGAAGAGCGGGGCATCAAAGATCGATGGGCGATCATTGACGGTAATCTTTGGAAGAGTGGGCCGGGGGATAGCATTGTACGACCTGAGCAATTAAAGGCCGCTGATATTCCATCAGTAGACTATGACGAAGCGTACATTAAACGGCTGATCGAATCAGCTGAAGAAGAGGAAGGTATTGTATGAAGGAACTACGCTGTGGGTGTAAGAAGTCCCGGGTGCAAACTATTCTTTGTGATAGACATGCAACACAAGAACTAGAAAGTGCTGCACGACGTCTCGAAGATAATCCCGGGCGGTATTACTTTCAGGAGAGTTTAATTAACAGATTATCTCTACAACAAGAGAAAGAAGAAGAAGGAGAAGACTAGATGAAATTCATTGTACTCATGGTCGCTGCAGCATTAATTGTATCAGTTGCAATGGCCTTCCTAACCGTGTGGATGTTGCGTGTATTTGGTATGGACATCGACTACTCATGGCAAAGTCTTTTAGCAGTGTGGATCACCTTGGCAGTAGTCAACGGAATCGCAATGCGTGCGAAGGAGCATTAACTATGGTAATAACTGAGCTTTTACAATGTCAAACAGAGAGAGAATTGATCACTGTAACTAAGATGCATAATGGTCTACTGACGTGCAATGAGAATACTCCGGACGCAGGCATCCCTACAGTCGGGTTTAACGACAAAGGGCACTTTGCGTTGGCCTTAAAGAAGGAACCGAAGACGCGCGTGTACCATGCAACCTTTGTTACGCACACGCTGCGAATACATTGTAGCTGTATTGGCGATCAACTCGTTGTTACCGGCATCGACGAACTCGATTAATCCACATTTTGTCCACACGTTATCCACATTGTTACCCACTCTACATAAAAACTAGGGTGGGTTTCTATATGCACAACGTTGGCCTGTTCGTTACTTTGTTCACATATATGAACATTCGAATGTTCTAGCGTATGATATAATTGCCACTTTCTTTTTCATTGCGCTTTTTTCTAGCTGAAACAGCTATAAATGGGCTAATATTGTGAAAAAATGCACAAAAAGTTGACATAAAGTTATCCACAATGCCAGTGACACTGCGATTTGGCCACCAAAAGTATACAAAACTGGCCAATGTGTATCGTGTAACGAGAAAAATTATAATAAAAGATGCGTGTAAGTGATTAGTGAGATTATGTCGACAGTGTTTTAGCGCATTGTGATGCGGAAATCGTCGATCGGCCGGGCGTCAAAGCAACATTAGAACCGTAATGTTGTTTTTAATATTTTTTACAGCTTTTTTCCCCCGAGCCCCCTTAGAGCTCGCCTCCCCCGAGCCCCCTCCTGAGTCGTTCGGTTACTTTCCCGAGGCTCCATCGAACGCAGTGAGATGAGCCGAGGTGTGTGGGGCTCTGGGCAGGGGCTCTGGGCGGGGACTTAGTACAGGGCCATCAAACAACCGCAGTTGTTTGGTGCCCTGTTGACAATACCATTCATCAATTCATGCGTGAATTGATGAATGACCCGAGCGTGGGGGAGCTAATCGCATGCATAAAAAAAGGGAGACCAGACCCACGCGCACGTGGTGTCTGATCTCCCCTCGGTTCCGAGACTAGTTGTGGACGATGAACAGCACTGACCCTGCGAGGCCAATGATTTTATTCCGTTTGCGGTACACCATGTAGTCTTGGTACTTGTGCATGTGAATGCGTTCTGGGTCTAGGTGGGCGCACCACCCACACTGTGCACACGATGCTGACTTGCCAGTCTGCTCGGTACACCCGACTGTAACTTCGCCAAGGGAACGCAGGAAAGCGAGTGCTTCCTCGTACTCAGCGGTAACTACAGCCCACGCAACGTGCCAACCCATGCTCAGGGCCAACTGTGCGTCCTCTCGCGTCTGTACCGACGCAAGGAAGATGTGCTTCAGTGGTTGAGCATCGGCCATCTGCCAACAGGCGGTAAAGCCAATCAACGGAACGCCAAGGTCCATGAACTTGACTGCGGTATCGCAGATAAGGTCCACGTGTTCCGACCACACTTCGCCAGTGTGTGGGTGAAGAATGTCTCCGCCTGTATGCCAGCGGAAGATGTCGATGATGCGGTCACCAGCAATGTGCAAGCCCAGCATTGCATCGATACGAGCACGCACGCGCAAGAGGCCAAAGTTGTCGAACGTAGCACCGACGTACGCTTTCTCTGTGGTTGAGAAGCGCACGTGACCTTTGGTGGCGTAGCAGGACTTGAATCCTGCTGGCCGTTCACTCGCACGCTCACTGACTGGATGGAATAGGCAAGTGGTCGGACAGGTAGGGCCTACCGGACTGTAGGTTGTACCGCCGGTGAACTTACCCTTGATTGGGCCAACCAACTTGGTGTTCGCAGTGTCGATAACCAACTTGATTGGCGTGTTTGGCGCTTTTGCCATGCGAGTCTCCCAATATACGTAGAAAGTTGTTGTGGCCTCTACCCTCATCCTTCCTAATGGTCGTCTACGTTCAACAGTTCCTTGTATTGGGGCAAGTAGCCTCTTGATACGAAGTGCTTATACATCCTCTCCTGCGACTCGTCTATGATTGCCTGATACTCAGGATGCTTGTAGACGAGTTCACCGGCCCGCCACTTTTCGAGGATGACTCGACCGTGGCCCGGACGCGTACGCGATTGGATAATTGCCTCGATCTCGGGACACTCAGCGGAACCGCTCTTACAGAAGTAGCGAATTACCGAGAGCCTGCTCGATGTTGTGTACCAGCTCCCGTAAATCTTCCGCGGGTACCAACACAGGAACTGAAGTAGCAAATAGGTTTGGTAGTCGGTCACGGGTTCTCCTTTACTTAAGAAAGTTAACTGCCTCATTGGCCAAACTCAATGCCCGCCGTATTGCCGTCTTGTCTTGCTTGAGGAGTTCATTCCAGTTGGCAAGGTAGGACAGGATGTTCGCATCTGACTCTGGTGTGATGCCGAACGTGGACGCTACGAACACACTACCCAACTCGGCTACCAGTTCCTCAAAGGCATACGCCTTGTCTTTGTGGTTACCGATATTGATTCGACCAAGACGGCTTGGATGGCCCGTCCAATGGATTGTCTCATGAGCAAGCACAGACCAGTAGTTGTCCTCTACTGGAAAGCTTTCGACAGGAGGCATGGTGATGTCGTCTGAGGCTGGACGATAGTACGCCTGAAACCCGGTGTTGACCCGGATATGGTGGCGTTCCAGCATTGCAGTAAACCGGTCTCGCACCGCGGTCTCGGACTCCTTTACTACTTCGACTGGTGGCTCCCAACCCTCCACTTGGGTTGAGTTGAAGACAACGATGTGTCGCCAGTACACGTACTGGCCGATAACCTCCTCGTTTGCGTCTTTCTTGTCTACCATGGTTGGGTTCTTCACTAGCGTGATGCCCTTGGCACCAGCCTTGATTTTAGCACCCAACTTTTGCCACTGCGGGAATGTGGCATAGAACTGGGTGTGCTCCGTCTGAGCAAATGCCCGATACATTGCGAGGTAGACAGCGTTGTTACCGCTGTAGACATGGCCAGTCATGGCGTTTTGAGCGGAACCGCCTTTCCACGGTCGTACCCACTTCCCGGTTTTCATACCGCTCTCGATCGCATTCACCAGCTTTTCGACAAGCATCTCTGCCGGTTTTTGATTGCTCATGGCAACCTCCATCTGTAATTGCCGGAAGTAACGTGGCCCCGGCACTCGACTAACTACTTGAGGGTCGCGAATGGACCCCACTCAACCATATCCAACACGGTGATGTCGTCATTGGATATGTTGGACTCTTCGATACCACTGTACAGGTCGATGGGGGAGTCCATGCTCCCGTAGTGGCAGGATAGAAGCTCTCTGCCTTTCAGGAGCAAGCTAATTGCCTGCCCTGTGTCACAGATGTGTCTTGGATTGTACGCCTTAAAGACGACTTCCCGCAACTCACGTGGGTCTTTCATCCAGACCTCACGTTCTAAGAATGCAACGATCGCCGAGGGCGTCCGTTGCATACTCTTGCGCGTCCACTCTTCGAAGCGCATCACGACGGGTGCCCGCTTTAAGAACAGGATGCCAACTGCATCCTGCTGAACCATGTGGTCCAACAGGATGGTCGTTGTTGTGGTCGGGTCATACATCCACTGTTCGCTGTCGTTATCTTCCAATAAGGCATCCGCAAAGGTGAGCCACAGTCTCTTGTTCTCTGGCCGAGATAGCCACTGCTTTCGGATGGCAAGCGTGTCACGTTTAGTCATTAGATAAAATCCTTTAGGTTATACCACATTTCCCCTAATGAATATGCCGGGTCATTGAGCTTCCCGCTGACTGGGTACGTTTCGTTACGTACACAGGTTATGTACCCATCGGTACGCTCCTGCTCAATCATGCTTACTTCTCCCGCTGTAAACGGGGTAAAGGGCTTTATGCAGAAGCTGTGGGTGACGTGGTACTCTTCTTCCCCGTAGCGGTTTGGGCCATAGTGAACATCATCGAACTTTTGCACCCAAAATGGTACTGGCGTGCTACTGTCATTAATGTACATCTCCCAGAGGTAGTGAAAAGTGAAAGGCATGTAACCTAGCAAGGTATCCAATTCAACAAAGATTTTGTTCAAGTCCTCGGGCGTAGCCGAGTCCCTTTCGTACTCGATGGTTTGTTTAGCTTCATACGGTAGGTTCTCGTATGACAGCCAGAATACCAGTTTGATTTTTTGCATGCTACTTCTCCTAGTTAAGTAAAGCTTGAATGGTTAGCTACTCCATATTAATTACGAAACGATTACGTAGAATCCATCACGTTCGTCGGCGTCATCGGGTATTGCGCCCCGTTTCACCTCCCAACCCTCGGGCATTAGCCACTTAAAATGGTTGAGTAACTTTGTTTCGCGGATTGCCCGCAACGTCCAGAACGCTTTGGTGAGGCCTCTGAATTGTTCACGTTCTTCCAGCCATTCCTCCCGTGCTTCAACTACTTCGTCCCACAATTCCTGCGGGTATGCCCAGCACTGGTTGGCCAACTGCTGTGCAAGTCCTTTGTCGTCGTCCTCAAGGACGTAATCGTACGTGAAGATGACGTGGATGCCAGAGGGGATAAGTTTCAACTCTGCGTAGGTGGCCAATTTCTTTTTGAGGAATCTCTTATCCTCCATCTTCATCCGACTCTTGTAGAGTATCTGCTGTAATCGTTCCATGGTATTCTCCTAACTAAGTGAAGCTTAAGTGGTTAGCTCTCCACATGTATTACTCTTCTACGTTATGAACAACGTAGTCGAGGTCCCAGCAGTTGGCGTTGAGCGAGATTTGGGTTTTTAACCGCTCGCGAAGTCGCTCGCTTGCGTTGGCCAAGATGAGGTTGTTGAGCTCTTCACTTGGTTGTTCATTGTCCATGTCTTCCGGTACTTCGAATACGATTTGCTCGTCGAAAAACACCTGCACCTCAACACCGGAGTATGCGTCATAGTACGCATTACCCCACACATACACTTGCTTCTTCATGCTTCACCTCGTTGACGCTTCAATTCCTCGTACTTTACCATGGACGTGTGCACCTCTTCAATGAACTCCGCTTCTCGGTTACTCCCGCCTGTAAGGCCATAGTGATTGTCGCGCATTTCTTTGCGAATCTCCATCCATTTTTCAGGTGAGAGACCGAACGGGAATTCGTCTTTCAGTGCCTCATTGGCGTCCTCTTTCGAAATGCTGTGCACAAAGACATTGTACTCTAGCTCTAGTTGTTGGATGGCCTGCCATTTTTCACTCGACCACTCACCATCGGGGCAGTGGATGCTCTCGGCAGACCACATCATTACTCCGGGCCCGGCACTCCGGATGCCTTTGAGTTTCAGAAGTCGGCGGACTTCGCTGTCTAGGTCCTCGAGTGAGGACTGGACGACGAACGTGATGGTCATTTCGGCCGGACCGTATACTACTCTCCAAAATTCCATTGCGGTCTCCTCTAAGTTGATTGCCGGAAGTAACGTGTCCCCGGTACTCGAAAAAACTATTGAATAATTACCCAATCTCCGCCATCAAAGCCTGTGACGGCAATGTCTGGGGATAGTCCGTAGAAGAACGTAGCCTCGTCTTCTGGGTCTCCTTCTCGATAGTCGTCAAACCGGCAGAACTGAACGTGGTTGATACTACCGTCATCTTTCCACTGAATAGTACGATGAAAGTACCGACTCTCTTGCTCGACTTCCTCGACGTGGGCAACGAATTCATCGTCGTCTTCGTCAAGGTCGTCGTCGTCCTGATTGAACTCCGCCTCGAACGCTGAGGCGATGTCGCGAGTACGGAACTGGAACCACTCGCGGGCCTTGTCTCGTGAGCCGTCGCCGTCGGGCTGGATGAACCGGTCCACGGCCTGCATGACCGTGAAGTGGCCCAAGTCGGGATACTTCTCGGTCAGCCGAGTGGCCAATTGGTAGGGCACACTCTCCAAGAATGTCTGGCACAAGTCTTCGAGGATGACCAAAACTTCCTCGCTGAACCCCTTGTTGAACTCTACTGACATTACAGTCTCCTTACGTTAATTACCGGAAGTAACGTGTCCCCGGCACTCAAGAAATCTCTACCAGTCAGCCCGGTGGTTGCACAGGGCAACCCACACGTCCCAATTTTGGTCTCGTATCCAGCGTTCCGCGTCTTGGCGAGCTGTCTCGCCTTTGAAAAACTTCTTCTTGCCGTTCACTACGACCTTGTAGTCATAGCCACGGGTGTAAATCGAAAACTTGTGTCTGCAGTAAACGAGTTCCCACATGGTACACCTCTTCTCAACTAATTACCGGAAGTAACGTGGCCCCGGTGCTCTACTGACTAGGAAGAAAACTTAACAAGGAACTCTAGGCCAGTCTCTTTGCTGACCTCTTCGCGCTTGGCCATGCAAGCGTCAAAGTCCATCTGCCGGTCTTTGCATTCCTTCCTAACTTCTTCCACGTCTAAACAGAAGTGTCGCCAACCGAACAAAGTGTCACCGCGTGGCGATACCACCATTGCGACAATGTTGGCGGTATAAAACCAATCCGCCGTCAGCCAGACATACTCGTACTTTTCGCGAAGACTCCTATCCTCGTCTTTGGCACACTGTATGGCTTCCCCCTTCGTGGGGAAATCGTAAAATGTCATATGCACGACACTCCAGAAATTGCGTGATGCCGAGAACACCACCACTCTAAAGCATTGCATTTAGGCACCTCTTGCACAGACGGTAGCCTGTTGGTTGCACCGCCTCTAGTGTTACACGCATACACGCGTAACAGTCGAACCCCAACTCGGCAAACGTTGCTTCAAAGGCCAAGAACAATTCACTCGTTTCCACCGGGTCGAGGCCAAAGAACGTTCGACCACCGATGTGGACGACGATTCCCGCATCAAAGGTGTTTACCACCTTGATGCCCATGCGGTTTGCTCTGTCTTGGATGTCTTCCCAGACTATGGGAATTGCTTGTTTGGGTTTGCGAATCATGTCAGTTTCCTCGATAATTGCGGGAAGTTGTCCTGTGTCCCCCGCTACCTCAGTGTGTGAAAAAAAAACTAATTAACCGTTACTACACCGTTACTAAAACTTACGTATTGCAAGTCTTCTCCTGCGTAGTAAAACACTCTGTTAAGCCAGCTCTCCAATTCGGCTGGGTACTCCAGACACCACGTTGTACCGCTTGGAATCCCAAGTGTTTGTAGATACCCACAGAGCAGTTTCCATCGAATGCTGTCTGGGTTTAAGAGTTCTGGAACTTGCTGTCGCTGTCGACCAAGTTGCTCGAACTCTACGAGTTGAGTCAACAGGTGGGACAGGTGGTAACTTTGGCCAAGGAACACTCGAAATGGGGTGTGCACATCTCCTACCGCGTCGGTGTACGACACGGCAAATGCATCGATCCACGCGCCAGAGACTGCGTTCTCGAAGAAATATTCCCAGTATGGGCAGTTCGCGTACACCACGGCATTGTCGTCGTTCACGATGACAACGTCTAGGCCTTCGGCAGTGAATTGCCGTGCATCCCGCATGGCTTCAAAGCGGTCGTACCGAGTAAGTTCCTTGTTTAGGCTACGGTTCTCCATTGATTTGATACCCATAATTTTGAACTCTGACATGGTATCCTCCTCGATAATTGCGGAAAGTTGTACTGTATCCTCCGCCTACTCAGTTATAATTATACTCCTTGTTTTACCCCGTGTACGAAGAAAAAACAAAAAGAATAATTATTATCTTCACACCCATACACAAGAGCCCATCCTAACCGGATAGACGTCTCGATTGCGAGCGCTATCCCCTCTTCCCGAGACCCCACCGACTGAGTGTCGATGCAGGTCTCGAAAAATTTGTTAATTCCCGGGAAGTCTACACTGTATTCCATGATGGCCTCCTAGAAGAAGTACATCTTGGCACCATCATGGTGCGCGAGGTACATCGCAATCCACACTCGCTTATTACCCCGACCGGGTTCCTTGACTAACCGGTACTTGAGACTGTACTGCCCGTGACGAGGGGCCAATTGAGTCAGGATGTCTTCCGGTTTTCGAAAGTCAAACGTTGCTGGTTGAAGTCCATGCCATGTTGGCCAGTAACTGTCCCGCCGACCCGGACGGAAGTAAGGACTCACGGCATCGAGGAAGTCCTCGCGACGCCAATCTCCGCAGTCACCGAAACATACCTCACTTTGGATGTCCTCGTCCTTTTCCTCGTCGTACTTTGTGCAAGTGCACTCACCATCGGTGAGGTCCCACAAGTCCGATACCGTTACCCACGTTTTGCTCTTAATCAAAATACCCATGATGACCTCCTAGTAAAATTGCGAGGTTGTAGCGGTTACCTGCTCCGCAGAGATTACGCCTGTTGCTTGCCGTTTACGAAACGGCCCCAGTATTGGCCAGTGCCAATCTCACGGATTGACACCGAGCCTTTGGTCTCTCGAGACAGTTTGACTGCCCCGATGACCGCCTGCTTATAGTTGGGGAACTCACCTGAGTGAGTCCCCGGTTTGTCGTCCCATCGGATGATTACGAATCTCATTTAGTACTCCAAAAGTATACCACGTCATCTGACGTGATGCCAACACCGCATTGGTGCCCTATGGCAACATCCATCCAATCCTCACGGATTGGCATGAACTTACGTTGGTACTTGCCCTCCGTCAGGGCTGGATTGAAGCTGACGAATCCCTCGTACTGCGATACGAGATAGTCTCCAAACACCCCAAGGGATTCACCCCGAGTGTCTTCACACTCAATCCAGTCTGTTTCAACTTCGGGTTGATACGGCAGGAGAATGGATTTCCAACCTTGCGAATATACCCAACCCCCGCCCACCAAAATCGGTGAGCTGGCCACGGTCCACAGGCGAGGTGACTTAACCCCGATGAACCACGTGCCACTGGTTGGGTAAAATGACCCATCCCCCGTGGAAACGAGCAGATCGGATATTTTTGACTCATGGGGTAAACCGTCGTACCCCACGACTACCAAACGGTAACCGTACTGTGTTAGACCGATTGCCCCGATGGCACGGTCCGAAACACTTACGGACTGGATTACGTACCAATCCATAACCATTTCGTTGAACTTGGCTACCATGGCCTCGAGCTGTGGGTGCGGACGGCGAATGAACGCGGTTAACCCGTTTTCGTGGGCAACCACACCAACGGAGCCTGCCCACACTCCGGTGGGCTTCTGGAAGGTGGGAACGGTAATGTTGTACCCGAGTACAACACCGTACCGAATGGCGAGGCCGAAGCCTACGCCAGCCCCGATTTGGGGCATGGACTCATTGAAGCGCATGTTATTTCCTTTCAGCGCTATCGACGATACTTGCCTGCATGCTTACCCACGCAGGAGTAGGGAGAAAAAAAGAAAAAAAATTACAAAATTACCAAATAACCATGTTGCCTTCAGAGTTCCACCGGACGTACCAATGAAACACGTCGCTGAGCCGGTTTTGCTCTTCCTCAGAGAAGTCACGGTAATTACTTGGGTATATCTCTCCCCCATGCTTCTCGTCCAGCATGCGGAAGAATCCTGAATCCACGATGATGTCGCGGATTTTCCCCGTGTCTTTCCGGTGGGCCACGACGGCAATTGCCATGAGGCGGGTAATGGTTCCCGCCACCTCACTGAAAGCAATTGCTTTTTGAATCTCTTCCCTCGAAATCATAATATCCGTCCTTTCTTCCACATTTCATACAGCGTATCTGACTTCACAATGCGGGTGATTTCGCCCCGCTTCTTGTTTATATTTCTTATTTGTCGTAGTGAGAGACTCCACTCCATTGTGTCGTCCCATGTCCAAGAGCCGTCCCCCTCTTGGAGGAGGAGAGCCCTGATGTCTAAAGGTTCAAGCTTCAAAACCGAGGCAGCCATAAGTCGAGACCGACGGGACCACGCAACGAATTGCTCCTGCCGTGGTGTCAGGTAGCACCACGATAGGTGATAGATCGGCCACTCCGGATTGTCCTTAACAACCCAACAAATGCGAGTTACCTTGTCGTCACCGGTGATGACTTCCTGCCGGACACGGTCTTTTCGCCAAGAGTTATTCTCGGCGATCGCCTTGATGACTTTCCCCAGCTGTTGTGGGGTGGTGGTAACGAGCTCTCGGGTGGTTGTGTAGTATGCAATCTTCACGATACTCTCCTTTATGCTTGCCGAATTTCGGCCAACACGACTACGTTAGCCTTCTCGAACTTTTCCTTGACCTCCTGCCGACGGGGGTGTGGGGGTAACACCACATACCATACCCCGTTGCCCTTACGGGCCTGCACCTTTGCTCCGGTGCCAAGGTACACCGACGTTGCGAATAACGATGCTTTGACAATTTCCTCTGTCATTACAACCTCCTAAATAAAAGAAAAGAAAACCATAATACCCATCTATTTATATACCGCGGATGGGTACGCGGGTGAACCTATTTGACCAACTTATCGAAGTTGGCCAAGGCTATTTGCGAAGCTGACCGAGCCACCGCACGGCGGGCTGTGGCCTTGCCATCGGCGAACCCCGATTGATAGCCGTCATGCAGACCACGCAAACGAGTAGCGTTTACTATCTCGTCTACTTTCGAGGCCAATGGACGGGCGGTCAACTCCCGCCGGAGCTCAATTCGCTCCTTGAGGAGCTTGTCGACGACCTCGACTGCGTTGCGGTTTGAGAACCACCACGCGCCAAGGGTGAGGACGTTAGCGAGGATGAGAGCGATTAGTACGTACTCCATGATGTTCTCCAATATACTAAACGAATAATACCAAAATCCCCCACACAAATACATGTGTGAGGGATGGACTAATGACCTACAGACAATAATCGAAATGTTTGACTATCGTTTGTAGTCCTGCGGGAGACGCAGGTACGACGAAGCTGGGTGCCCCGTCCCAACGTCCTAGTGGGAAGTCCCACACCCAGCACTGACCGTTGGTTAACTCAAAGCCGACTGCCCGACCCGAGTATCCGGCGTGTTTCTCGATGAACTTAATTAGTCCATCGTTGTCGCCGAGTAACTCTTCGAGCGTAAAACCCTCGGTGGCCACCCGATTTGCGGTGCAGTCGTTGCACTCGCACTCTGGGTCGAACTCACAGCGTTTGGGTGTAGCGGACTGCTTTGCCGTGTGTTCGAGGAAGGTTGCCCAGCCGACCTTGCACTCCTCACACAGGCATTGGGCCATACCAACTTCTTCGTAAGTGCATTCCATGTTAGTCTCCTTAATTAAACGAATAATACCATAATACCCCAAACAAACACATGTGGGGAAACTTGATTTCTCCGAACCTCACGGTATTCGAAATCTCCGAGCCTCTGGGATGAACCGTTAGCCAAGCCTGACATTATTCGAAACCTCCGAGCCTCCGGGATGAATCGTTCTACACATGGTGAGCAGACATTAATCGTGCAAGGGAGGGGGCTTAATGCAGGGCCATCAACCAACCGCAGTTGGTTGGTGCCCTGCTGACAACACCATTCAGTAATTCGCGCACGAATTACTGAATGACCCGAGCGTGGAACACCACGGCGAAGCCGGGGTTGTGCGATGTCTGTTCGCCGCTAGGCGATCAGACAGAGCAGGGACCAGGGCAGGGGCTTTGGGCAGGGACCAGGGCAGGGGCTTTGGGCAGGGGCTTTGGGCAGGGACCAGGGTTGGCGATGGCCGTGCGCTCGCAAGCGCGCAGCCATCGCGGGGAAGCTAATCGCAAGCATAAAAAAAGGAGACACACAACCCGAGGGTTGTGTGTCTCCGGTCGCACTACAGGTAGTGCGCGAAGTGGCGAGCGAGGCTCTCCACCGATTCGGCGGTGTTTGGCCCGGACCAGACCGGCGAGTCGTCGACGCCCGGGACCGCGTCCCAGACGACGACGGTCCCGCCCCACGCGGTGTCCCAAGTCACCTCACGCCCCACACGGGACGCGTTGAGAGCGATGACGACCAAGAGGACGGTGATTGAGTGGCGAGTTGCTGAGTTGTTCACTGTAGTCTCCAAACACTAATGCAGAATTGCATAATACCCCAAACAAATACATGTGGGGAAATGCAAGTAACGAGTGAGTTAACATTAATCGGATAACCCAGGGTGCGTGGAGGAGCTAATCACAAGGATAAAAAAAGGAGATACACAACCCTCGGGTTGTGTATCTCCGTGTGGTTAACGACCCTGAAGCCAAGGGTCGTTGGCTTCAGACTCGGGGTCGAAGTCCCCGTTGGATTCGGCCTCGGGGTCGAACCGCTCGATGCCGGTCGGGCCGTCCCCGTTCCATCCCGGGACCCCACCCTCCGGGTCGTGTTGCCAGTACTCCACTGGCACCGCCGGTTTCTCTTCCCATGGCGCGCGGGGGAAGGGTGTCGGCGGGTACGGCCGTGGGGCTGGCTCGTCATCCTCGTCGTCGAGGATGGACCGGTCCGGTGCGGGTGGGGTGTGGATGGTGAGGCGCGCCTCACCGTAGACCATTTCGACGACCACGCGTGTGGCGCCGAGTACGGTGACCGTGGAGTCGGACGGGACGGTAATTGTGAATTTAGGCATCGGTGTTTCCTTTCTGGGAAACTATGCAAGAATTTGCAAAATACTCCAAACATATACATGTGGGGAATAGTGTATACGGAGTGAGTTAACATTAATCGTGCAAGGGGAGGGGCTTAATGCAGGGCCATCAACTAACCGCAGTTAGTTGGTGCCCTGCTGACAACACCATTCACTAATTCGCGCACGAATTAGTGAATGACCCGAGCGTGGATGTATGGACCAGGGCAGGGGCTTTGGGCAGGGACCAGGGTGCGTGGAGGAGCTAATTGCAAGCATAAAAAAAGGAGATACACAACCCTCGGGTTGTGTATCTCCGGTCGGTTAATTGGCCAACATGACTTCGTAGTCAGCGGCCGTATATACCTGCAAGGTGAACTCTGCCTCGAACCGACGGCGTCCCTTGCCAATCCACCGAGTCCCTAAGCTCATCCACGTCCAGCCCCACAGCCGGTATTGGGAAGACTCCACGGTGTGGTACCACCCAGCCACAACACGGTCCGAGATGGCTTTCGCGGACTGCGGACATGCTAAGAGCATGGCCGAAACGGGGTCGGTGGCGACGCGACGCCAGACGACCTCGCGTAGGACCTGATTCGGATGGACACGGCTGAGAGATGCTCGCACTGAGCCGACGATGACGTATTCCACAGGAACCTCCTAACTAAAGAAAAGAATTCAAAATCTCTCAAACACCTACATGTGGGGAAATGCAAGTAACGAGTGAGCAGACATTAATCGGATAACCCAGGGTTGGGGGCTTCATCGAGGCCTTGGCCGAGATGCGCGAGTGACCTAGGGCAGGGGCTTTGGGCAGGGACCAGGGTTGGCGATGTCTGTTCGCCGCTAGGCGATCAGACAGAGCGGGGAGCTAATTGTAAGCATAAAAAAAGGAGATACACAACCCTCGGGTTGTGTATCTCCGTGTGTGCTACCAACGGCAGGCATTTTCCTGCTTCGTTGCGTAATTGGCGTCTGACTCGGCTGAGTCGATGGCGGCTTGCATGTGCCAAGCCGTCCATGCCTTAGTGCCGAAATTCATCGCTTCAAGAGCGTGTTGCTCTGCGCGATGGGCACGGTAGGCGTCACTCCAACCGTTACGGGTTCCGCGACGGTGAGCTGCGGCCAAGGCTGATTTGGCTTTGTTGCTCAAGCGGATTGCCCAGACGAATTCGACGAGCATTTCACAGGCGGTGAGGACCAAACCCACGACTGCGCCGATGGCAAGGCCGTACTCGGAGGCGGCGTACGAGTAGAGATACCACACCGCACCGCCGAACAAGGTCGCGCACACCAGTGCAAGGACGAATGACCGAAACACCAACGCGCGAACGATTACGAACAACATGTTGCCGAGATTGAGAATGAGTGACATGGTTGTTTCCTTTCTAAGAAAACTATTGCAAAAATTGCATAATACCTCAAACATATACATGTGGGGAAAGCGCAAATGACGGATAAGGTAGCATTGATCGTGTGAGATACAGCATGACGAGTGAGAAGACACTGATCGTAACTGACGCGCACATGAAGGATAGCTCGCGTACATGGGGGGTAGACACAAAGGCCACCACTCAGACTTCGCCCCACTCCCCTGTCATACTCAAATTTTTAAAAAACACTACGACCTGTTTTGCGTTCCTGCCGCTGAACAAAAAAAAACACCCCCTTTCGGGGGTGAACAGGACGAACCGGCCAATTCCTAGCGTACTGCCATTAGCGTACTGCTATTAGCGTACTGCTATTAGCGTACGGCCAACGTGTCGGCAAACTTCATTGCTGCGAGATCTCCGTCTTCGATTGAATCAAAAAACTCAACCCAATGTGAATCCCCGTCGCGACTTTCCACAGAGAACACGTATTTATCGTTGCGTGTGCTCCATTGGTAGACGATGTATACTTTGCCGTACTTGCGTCGTTTCGGTTTCATGGCCGCTTCCTAATAAATGACTAATCCCCGAACAGCCTTGATGTTACCATCGGCATCACGGATCGCGGTAGGGCCAGTATCGAGTGCATACACGTCTTCACGTTCTTTGCCTTCGGGGCTGTTGGCCACAATCATGCTCGTAATGTATATTACACCGTCTTCAGGATCTGGCAGATTCTCTATCTCGGTGAACAGCGGTACGTGTACCGGAATCTCTATGTTGTTCTCCGTCCATACACTCGCAACTCGGTAGGATTTCTGGCCAACACGAGCGGCAGGTAAGGTCGGTTCAATAATAATGTCGGCCTCATCGACGCGAATGGTGATCGCGTGAGGGGTTAGGTTAATCAGTTTCGTCATATTCACTGTGTGTGTCCTTTAACAGTAGTGTGTTCTGCAACTTTGTAATGCATCAAGCGGGTAAGGTACTCTAGCTGATCGAGCAACATGTCCATACGTGCTGCGGCAGCATTACTTACATCTGGGCTTTGCACTTCGTCATCAATCTTTTGACGAAGTGCAGCAAACTCCTGCTCAAGTGCGGCCATAAGACGCCCTTCTACTGCGTTAGTGCAGTTAGTGCAGCGGATGGATCGTAGCGATCATCCATAATTGTGGACAACATGACAGACTCTGCGGTGATGCTGTCAAGATTGCCTGACAGCACACTCTTCAGGATTGCCGGGGAAAAGCCACTGACCATCGCAGTATTGCGGTCGTGTTGCGTGACGCTCTTATCAAGGTCACGTACCTCGGCTTGGTTGAGGTTCCAGAATATGACTGTTGGGGCAGTGTATCCTTCGGCCTCATACTTGCGACGAATCATTTCGATTGCGCGATCGTCGTGTTTCACACAGGCATTAAACTGCATGTCCGACAGGATCAGCAACACTTGTGGCATTTCCTCTTGCGATACCTTGCCTTCCTTGGCCACGCGTAAAATCTCTTCAAGTGCGGCGTTCAAATCGGTACTTGTTTCCCAATGTGCACGAGACAGTTGATTAAATTTCTCCACAATGTTTCCCTTAAGAACTTGCAGTCGCGGTTTTGACGAAAAAGTCAAAAACGTGTCCTTAAACGGGCCAAGGTTTTTGTCAGCGACGTACATACCCAACGAAAGAGCGACGCTCAACGCGGTCAGGCCACTCTTTGAAAGCGACACTGAACCCATTGATCCTGAGACGTCAACGAGGGCGAGTACTCGTGCGTCCCCGACATAGTTGGGAAGCGAATTCCACTGCTGTGCAATGAAGCTCGTCTCAACCTGCCCCAAGCGATGGAAGTTTTGGCTAAGCAAAGAGACAATCACATCGTGAGGAAAGATTGCCCCAGCGTTTACTTTAACCCCTTCCTTATTGCTCTGCAAATCGCTCACATATTGGGTGTACGCCTGCTCTGCATTGCGATAAAACGCTTTGCGGTAGCGAGCTGCGGCGACTGACGGGACGTGTGAGAAGTTAATGGAATCCCAATCCTTCGCACACATCTTCGTCTCAACCACGTTGGTGAGCGAGACCAACATGGTACGGTATTGCTTCCAGCTCATTAACAAGTAGCAACGCAACTTGTCTGCAACAGGCCCTTTGCGGGGCATCCACTTCGCGCATAACGGATTCTTCTGCTCGAGTCCTTCGGCGATTAGGCTGAATGCGAACCGTTGGCAGCGTTCAGTCTCGAACACGAGGAGATCATCCCAGCGACCAAGTTCGGAAACGCGAGTGGCCAAACCCATTGCAAGCAACGGGCGTGAGACCTCGAGTAACCGCAAAATCTTGCGGAAAAACTCACGCTCTCCAGCTCCCTTACGCACATCACGGCCCCACAACGCAATGCGAAGTGCGTACATTGGGTTTTCAACCAATGCGGCGGTGAACGGGGCAGTAATGTCGGCGTCACGGTACTCGCTTACACTTGAAAAAAGATCAAGGCAGCGACTACCACTTGAAACAAGGCTCTTCATGCCATTCTCAGTCCGGGTTGTCTGGGCCATCACGGCCTGTGCAAAGGTCATTGCGTACTCCTTCAGGTTAACGATCTGTCATGCTGTTTGTAACCTAGTAGTCAGGATGAGTTCGAGTTATCACGCTCGAAGTTTGTTATTGAAGTAATGTTTGGTGTGCAGTACTCATCCAATCGCCCTCTCGGGTGTGTATTAACTTTTCGGGCTACCTAAGAAGTCTGTAGTTTGCAATACTATTCTTAAGTTTTGCTGCGGGTAGCCCATTTGTAAGAATCGGATGCGGTTGGTGCTTCAAACCCATATTGTTGCTTTTGTCTTGCGGTACGCATCCATCTGTATAATAACCGAATTCGCGCTAGCTGTCAAGTGGATTACGCGACGAGTTTGCCTCGATCCGCAAGTACCCGTGACGAGGGCGCATCTCCTGCAAAACACGCTCGATAAACTCGCGTGTTCCGATCACCTCAGTGATAAATTCACTGCGACTGTTAACAATGTTGAATGAACGAATTTCATCCTTCTGCCAATCGATGGACCGATCTCTAGTCTGTAAGGTCGACAAGACGTTCTCCTACTCTACGAAAAAACTGCGCTATTGGGTTGCGGTTGGCCTGTAAATGACTTGCCCGATGTATCTCAGAGGCACGGAGCCAGCGACGAAGCGAGAAGGTCAAGCAGTAGTGCGCTAAGTCCCATGCTTGGACGAAACTGTCTGACGGGTATACTGACTCGACAATCGGGGGGAAGGCCTCTTCTACGGGGCCGTGAGTGATCTGCCAGCGATACTTACCGGTGTCGTTCTCTTGGATCACCTCGATCGCGAATGGAGTCTCAGGAACTAGATACCGTTCGTGTCTGCCCATTGGCATTCTCCTTTGTGGCTAGTTGCACCATGAGGGCAACCGCTGCTTCTCGTGTGTTTGCGTGTGCTACTGTGTGGCTGAACATCCACACTCGGTGAACCACTTCCCACGAACCATTGCGAAATTGTACGAAGTAACGCATACATTCTCCATAAATAAAAATAGAACCCTTTCTCATTATAGAGAAAGGGTTGCTACTTGTCAACTACCAAATTCGATCGAGTTGCTGTACGTATAACTCAAACTCGTTACCGTTACACACACGCTCCCAATACGGCCGATCCATTGCGTTCACGTAGAGCTGCCAGATCATCTCATTGCCCGACATCGCGCTAAATCCAATCGCCCCGTGATGTCGCTCAATGCCTCGAAGAAGCGCTTGAAGCGCAGTCATGTTCCAGCGTGACACATCTATCTTAAGCGTCACGAGCCACTTATTAACGGCTAAGCGGAGTTCTGTAGGTTTCATATCCCGGTAATCCTCCCCATTTTTGCACATAGTACTCGGCATTTTTTCGAAAGTTATGATGATAGATTGCCTGCTCCACATTGTCATACTTGTCTGACGGTGCGTAATCACCACTAAAAAACGATACACCGTTGAACACGTGCAGTGGTATTCCCATCAGTTTCATACGATACAGATAGTCACTATCTTCAAAACCCTCGGGCCAAAATTGAGTGTCGAACTCCCCAATTTCTTGGTACAGCCCGCGTGTTAGGGCGAAAAACGAGAGGGGCCTGTAGTTAGCAGCGCTATAATGCACAAACCGTTGGTTTCCTAGAGCCTTGATTGTTTCTGTGATAGTCGGCTGGTCAAGGGTAAGCCAATCCCGTGCAATGATAATTGCATCGCAATCGCTGTCAAACGCGTTGCGGCAGAGTAGGTTCCAACTCCGTGCCAGTCCGTGATTGGCGGGGAAGTCGGTTATAATTAACGACTTCAATGGGTTAAGCGTAGTGAGCACGTCCCACCAAGACTGCTGTACTCCATGATACTCAAGCCCAAGTGAGTTATTTAGGTGAAGGTGAATCGCATCGACTTGAGACTCATCCACACTTGGAATATGCTTGTCTACTACCCAATCAAACTGGTTAACCGTAGTAATTCCGTAGCGCACTTTCATACATACTCCTATTTAAAAACTGCCCGATCTTCTTGGACAGTCATCCATTTAGACCAGCAAGGGCGACTTGATGCCCAGTGACGCCAACCGTAACCATCTTCCCAAAGTGTTTGAAAAAGTTGATATTGTGTATAAGCCGGAGCTTTATCAGCACTAGGATAGAGAGTGACTACCTCTTTCCAATCAGATTCAAACGCTTGACGCATTATCCAACCGTCGTTCGGATTCCACACCCAGTAGTTGTTGAACTGAAAAGCACCGCCATCTCGAGTACCGTCTTTGTTTATGTTAACGGCATTCCATTTGTATGATCCGAGTGTTTGAGTATCCCCCGATTCACATGCCATAATAGCCAGTGCTTCCCGGGATAAATCTACCTGTTCACAGCCTACTGGACTGCAGTACAAAATAAACGTAACTAGTAAGCTAATCATCCTTCTCCTTTTTAACTCGTTTTTGTGTGGGTTTGGGCAAACTAACCTTAACCTTGGGGTCAAGCAGTTTTGCGAGCGAACCATCCGCGTTGTAAATCTCTGCACTCTTGGTGTAGGTTTCAACGATTTGTGTGTTGCCGTCAGCGTTTGTGACAAGCCATTTTTTGTAGTTCTGTTCCATAAATCCTCTATAAATAAAAAACCTCCCCCATTATAGTGGGGGAGATTCTCGTTTGTCAAGGGCTATTCGGGTTTATGTGCGTCTTCTCGGCTAATTGACACAATTACTGTCTGTTGGCTTGTAGGATCAAGCAGGTCGTTTGCGGTCTGTTTGTCCATATCCTGCAGAAATGCGCTTACTTGGTCTTTTACTAAGCTAAGCAGAGCTGATTGCGGATTAATCGTCTGCTCCCACGCAAGCGGTTTGACTGCGGCTCGGTATATTACCTGCGAGGTAGTGAAGATGATAGTCAGGGACTGAAAGAAGAATTCGGCATCAAACTCTTTCCCTGAAGTAAGGCTGGCGGCCGGTATAATTGCAGCGGCCAGAAACGACAGGCCGAATACGAGCGCAAACTTCTGCACACTTGGCCAGTGTGCTTGTTTTAAGCTACTTGCGACCAAAGGAATGATGATACCTACCAACAACTGATATATAAGTTCCATAGTTTTAAGATCCATTTGATTTCTCCATACTGTTAATTTTGTTACTCATCTCGGCTACGAATTGTTCTAGATCTTGGATGCGATCAAGCATGCGGAGTTTATCCGACTCCAACTGAATAATTTTTTGCTCAAGTTCCATTTGCTTTTGCTTTTCGGCTAGATTATCGCTGAGCAATTGCTCGTTCTTAGTTCTAAGCGTTTCATTGTCCGACTCGAGGGATTCGATACGTAAAAGCAAACTGTCCTGAAACTTTGCCGTGGCGTCGCTACCACTCTTTTTAAAAGATAGCCATGCTAATGCAAACGACACCACGCCGGTGATCAGTGCATACAGCGTTTGGTCGCTCATAACTCACCTCCAAAGTCAATTAGTGATGCATGCACAAACCCCAACCAATTACAATAATACCACAAGTTGCTGTTATTATACACGTCACCCGCAACTGGTTTTTGACTGAGTGCAACAGTCAATTTAGCGGGTAATACCGCAACAATGTTTAGGTCAAATTTTGGACTACTTCGTAAATTACTGTTTACCCGTAATCGACCTAGGATAGGTGTGTCGTTAACCTGATTAGACCAGTTAACAAATTGATCGTCAATTACACCCGATGGGTCTATTTTTCGGCCAATAGGGCGAGCAATCTGTCGATGCATTACACGCGTTAATCCGCCGTAGCACTGTGCTAGTCTTGTTAACGCGTGCCACATCTCACCTGTCCAGTACAGCTCTTTTGGGGTAAAGTGCATCTCTACCCCAATAGCGTAGTAGTTACTGTACGCATCTCTGCTCACCTCTCCTGCGTGCCACGCTACGTACTTCTCGGGGTCTAATACCTGATAGATAACTCCGGACTTGTTTATAAAATAATGAGCAGAGACATTAGGCGAATTAACGAGATAATTTAACTCGGCACTCCCCTTAGACCCAACGTTACCGTTGGTTGTGTGCACTACAAACGTTTTATACGGGTCACTGCCCTTGCGGAGGCTGTACCCTTGGCCCGGTGGGAGTACTAGGTTCTTCTGGTGCGCTGTCTCCATTGGGAGGTGGCTGAGTAGTTGGTTCATTCTGTACCTCTGTTTTTATTTTTACCTGCTCTTCCTCATAAGTGGTATTGTACAGTTGAGCAATCGTGTCCTTGGATATGGCACCTACCTGTTGCGCTTGAATTGCAAACTGAGTAAGTGTCGTCATATCTTGAAATTGAATTGGTGAGAAATAGGGCTGCGGCCACTCTGAAAAATTGTTGCGGGTTGCCAAGTCTTCATACAACCATTCAATCCACTGAATAATACGCTCGCGTAATTCTGCAAGCGTCGCTGTAGGACCAAGAGTTGCAATACGACTATCAGAAGAATTACTACGCAATGATTCGCCAACGGTGAGAATTCGCGGAAAACCTAATGCAAGAAACACATCTGCGTTTGGTTCCGCGTATTTTGCCTCGTTCAGGAGTGCATCCAACGGCGGGAGAACCCACTTAATCTCGACCGTGTGGTTTGTAAAGAGATTAAACACACGATCACCAGAAGTAGCTGCGTCGGTAATAGCACGCTGCGTTGCCTCAATGTCATCCTGTGTTGCGGGGAATTGATCGCTACCCACTTTAATTTGACGCAATAACTCAATTGATCGAGACACAATCGTCTGGTCCATAAGCTTCAAATATTCTTTATGCTGCATTGCCCGAAGCGCATTCTGCAAAAATGGGAGCGGGTAATCACTATACGAGACTAGATCGGCGTATAGCGCCCTCTCTTCAATGGGGAATAACCTTTGGCCTGCCACGACTGCGCGTACGTAGGCAGGGTTAGTGCGTAATAATTCTTTGTAGGCTGCCGAATCATCAGTACCGTCGTTGCGCTTTCCTTTCTGCGTAATAAACGTTACTTCATCCATAGGAACTTCGAGGAACACGGCGCGATCCATTCCGTTCGGTTTTTTACGCAATTTTATGTTTGTTGGATTACGTATCCACATTGAATCGGGGATCTCAACACGCCGTCGTCCAAGCGTCGGATCTAAACGGTTCAGCATTATCTGTTTGTACGTGATTCCGGGTACGGCTAACCCATGAATAAAATACTCCGTTGCCATATGCTTTAAGAACGGTTGCAGTTTTTTAGCCACTGCGTCAAAGAACTTTAGGGTAGACTCGTCATAGTCACCCTTACGGTTGCGTAATCTGGTAATAGCCAGATTTACCATACGGTTGACAACGGTGCGAGCAATTGTGTCACGTTCATAAAAGTGACGACAAAAGACAATTAGCTCATGGTACGTGTACTTCCGAGAGTTATCGAAAGGTACTTGAGTCGGATCGTAATACCCCACCGTATTTAAGTTATACATAAAAATTGGATTTGGGGTAAAACTTGCGACCGTTTTTGTTAAATTAGACATACTTACCTCACTGTACTTGATGTAGTTGCTCTGGCCAGCCCCGCGGGAGCGACTACGTCGATACGCTCGCGTAATGCGGCAATAAAACATAGGTAGCTGGCATAAATATGATCGTCTGTGCTTTCTCCATGACCTCTCGGCGACACAACAAAGTAATGGACATGTCCGCTAGTACGTCGTTGGCGTGCCACACGTTCAAGTTGAGAGACGCCCTCGGCGTCAACCTCAGAGAAACCTATAGTTTTTCTTTGTATGTGTTTAACAAGTTCACTGGTGGCCCACGCCTTGAACGACTCGGTAATCTGAGTTCCGTCGTGGATAGTTCCTACAAGAATCTTTTCGTTAAACTGTACGGGGATAATTCGCTTCGAGTACATGCTCGCTGCGTACTCAGAACGCGAAGTTAAGCTCTGTACGATACCTGCACCACCCCCACCGGCTCCGACGTCTATGGCGATCTTATTGGCACCATAGCTGCGTGCAAGATAGTCAATTGCTCGCTCTTGTTCCGGGAAGTCAATACGCTGCATTTTATAACGAACGTGGCATTTCCACATGTCGTTGACTAATGCAAATACCTGAATGATCGTAGGGTCGGAGAAACCGGTATCGATTGCAAATACAATCCCGTCGTTCTTAGGTAAAGTTACAATTGGAAGCGCTTCCGATATAGAACGGCCAGTCTCTTTTTCTTTAGCCGTGTATTGATACGAGAAAAAGTCGTACGGCTGAATACTCATTTGATCCCGGGAGATTACTTGGAACGTCGGTGAACCATGCTTACCAAGAACCAACTGTTGAAAAATATCCTCGTTCTCTCCCCCGTAACGACGGATCGCATCGTCCCAGTCTGCTTTAGTAAAGTATGGATTGTTTGGAGCCGGGATGCGGTACTTTTTAAACTTTGGTGTTTTGACATCAAGCACGTAAAGTGCCGTGTTTCTCATACCGTTCGGCACACCACAATAAATTTCCTGCACTCTTGGTTCCCACGTATTAATTGTAGGTTGTAGTTGATAGAACGCAGTCATAGGAAACAACTGAAACTCGTCTCCGGTAACCTTAGGAATGTGCAGACCGACCAAGTTGTTTGCCTCCTTACTACCTGCGATACGGGCGTAAAGGCGGTGCTTTCGCGTACCCATCTGAAAGTCTAACGTGCCCTTGGATCGATTTATGTTGTTATTTAAAAAATCCTTGAGTAAAGGACTTGTAGTAAACTTTAGAATTACCCGGTCAAGAATCGGTGTGAGCTGATTGGTGTTCGGTGTTACCAAAAGCTGCTCAGGAGTCTTTGGAAACTCAATGGTTGAGTTAACTATTTGGTAAGTCAGTAAATCCTCAAGAATTACCGAGTTGTGTACAATTATATTTTCTGAGATGTACGTCTCATCTTGATACACATGCACCGAGTACGTCTGCGCCCTTGATCCCTTGATTTTAGCGGTAACACGATCCCACTCGACTGTTTGAACTGGCGGCACGTTCTCTCGAGTTATTGAAACACTGACTCCGGGTAGCGTAAACTCACTCCAGAACCGCCGTGCATTAACACGATCGAGTGTCTCAACTTCCCACACCGAATCGTCAATATCAAAGATATGATGCTCGGACGCATGGTCAGTTATCTTCATAGCTCGAGTCCTTACTCCAAAGTAAAGCAACAACTCTTGCCAATCTTTTACGTACTGCTCATTAAGTAACTTGATCTTTACTGACTCTAAAGTAAGGTGCCCGTATTGAGCGTAGGCTGCTTCCATAAACGTGCGGATATTGTCTAGCCTTTGATTTTTAATCCAATCTAGACGAAATACTTGGCGAGCATCCTTGGCCAATAAATTTAACTCTTGCTTAAGTTGATTCATGTAGTGACGTACCCCACCCGCTTTAATGCGTTCTAAGAAGACACGACCCTGCTCATCTTTGCGGTAAGTTAGGTACAGGTGGTGGGCAATATCTCGCAGCTCCGCATCGATCTTTTTAAAACGCGGGGTAATACCGACGGAGGCTTTATGAAAGACCGAGCCTGAGGCAAGGTACCCAAGTGCACGCAACTCGTGCCACGACAGCGTATCGTAAGTGCAGTGGTCTGTAGGTAACTTACCTGCGGCCGCAACTAGGTCACCAATTACTAAATCCCCCATAAGGATAAATCCTTTGGGGGTAAGAATAGGATGCAGGTCAGTCGCTTTTATTTGGTTACCGCTCGAGGTCATCAACGTCCACACCGGTTTCCACTGATCTCTTCGAATAAATCCCCGACGAAGTGTGAACTCTCCGGATGTGGAGTATCCGTAGGTCACGAAAGACTTTCTTTTTAAAAGTTTGGTTATTGTCTCATAACCCCTGTCGGTAAGAATACGCGCCGAGGCTGGTTGACACTTTCCGATTGCACGTCCACCGGTTACTACAATGTGTGCCGATTGATCACTGAGAATTTCTCGTTGAAACGGGCGGAAAAAGAATTCCTCGGCGGGCCAGTTGGATTTGTTCATGTCAGCTGTGTTAGTAGAGCGAAGAAACTCATTCAACCAAACGGGATCCTCTATTATCTCAAGTAGTGCGAGATCCGCGTCATCTAGCTTAGTTTTCAGCATCGAATGCCTCCTGACTGAAATCATCTGACAGCACTAAGTCATCTTCCTCTACATCAGCCGAACTGCCGGATTGTTTAGAGTTAACTACAGTATATCGATGTTTTTTACGCCAGCTGGAATCAGCAATGTCGAAGAAAATATCCCTCTCCTCGCGAGAAGCTGAAACTGCTTTGTTACACTGATTACAGTTAACTTTTAGTGTAAATCGAGAATGATCGTGCATAATAGAAAACCGTCCCAAGAGAATTTTACAATCTGGGCAGTAGAGTTTAACTAGGCGGCGTTCAAGAAAGTCTTGGGCAGTAGCCTTGAGATTAACGATATACTCAGCTATTGAATCTGACTTGTCGTTCGTTCTGGTTTTTCTATCTAGTGCGAGTGCCCGCTCCAACTGTAGATTACGTTCAATGATGTCTTTAAGAGACGATCCCAAACGTTGAATCATATCAATATTATCTACGGGGTCGTCAGCGGTTAAGTCCTGAAGCTTTGCTTGAAGAGTTTCAATAATAACTTGATTATTAATGAGCATTTCAAGGTTCGCTCGGTCGTTCGGAGAAGATAACGTAACTAAGTCGTATTTGTCCGAATAGTCTTTTAAAATCTCACTAAACCTACGATTCTTTGTCATTTATTCCCCTTACGATAAAGGATACACAACGAAACTCGTTGGTATCCTTTATCAATGTCATTATTATCTTGTCACTAGCGAATTGGGCAGGCCCCACCTTCGCAGTCACTACCGAGGTCATCGTCTACTTCTATGTTCTCATACTGAGTTAACAACGTAATAATTGAATCGCCCGTGATTGCCGAGACAGCCGCTGAACGCTGCAAGTACTCTTCTTCCGTAATCTCCTCGTAGGGCATCAAAGGGTAAGCTGACGTAAATTTCGGAAGGAATGACACCCCGATGTAATCGTCCCAACGTTCGAGCAAGAGCGCAATAATTGCCGCTATTTCTGAAGGCTCGAACGAGATTGTGATAGACGTATTATGATCACTCCAGTTCTCTTGCAAAATGAAGTACCGATGTAATTGATCAACGGCGGACTCAGCAGAAGCCGAGTGTTTTGCCGAGGTTTTAATCGGAAACTCAACAACCCACGTATGAGCATGGCGCAACGTGTTCTCGCGTTCCTCAGGAGACTGCGCTCGATACGCATCAGGCATGCAGGACGTGGCTTCCGGATAGATTGGGTACCCTGCTGCTTTCATGGCCATAGCCAAGGGATCTTGGCTAGAGATACGTACACGACGCACGTAGAGAGGCGCATACGAGGCATGGGCACCACTAGACACGGTAGGGAGCTGTGCGAGCGTCCCAGAGGGCTTGACGCAGGTAACCAGCAATGGCGGCGGGATTCTCAAAAGTTCTGCATAGCCGTGAGCGGAATTCTGAGCAACACGGTTAAGTGCAAAAAGCAGTCGTCTGACTGTCCAAAACTCAGCTTCTTCGGCACCGCCTACACGAATTGGATCTGCAGCTGATTTAGTTGTGTCGACACCAAGTGCATCCATAGCCTCGACGTACCCCGTAATCGACACACCGGTGAGACGGTCTCGGGCCTGTACTCTGTTCCAGTGCGGGAGTTCCAACTCCAGCGTGGCCATACGCACACCAATAGAAGTGGCAAGCTCAACTGCTGTAGAAAGACCCTCGTAATCTAACCAAGGTTTTGCCGTTTCGGCATCACGCACGAACGCCCGCATATTTACTTCTGAAAGATTGCAAACCCCGTTGTCCGCGAGTAGAATCTCCGCACACGGATTAGTGCCTGCATAGTTAGGCCGTCTTTCAGCAGCAGCAGTTGCATTGATAAATCCCGGCTCCCCATTAGTCACAATCCGTGAGAAAATGTTTTTTAGTTGCTCCTCAGTTGGTTTTTCAGTAAAAAACACCGAGTTGTTACTCATTGAGCGGAATCGTTTATCTGCTTTCGCAGGATCCGTCCAAAGATCTAATTTAGCGTCAAGAATTGAAGTATCGTTAATATCAAAAAGAGTAATCTCGCTAGAGCGGCGTACACCACCGACAACTACAGCCTCTCCGATTAGATTCATAATGTCCATAGCCTGCACAGTAGTAATGTTCCAATCGCGTGTTTGGCCTACTACATAACCTTCGTTAAGAACATCTACAATCTTTGAATACATGTTGGATAGTGCACTTGGACCTGAGGCACGACCGCCAAAAGTCTTAAGCTGCTCTCCCGCAGGACGAACCCAGTTGTACACAACATTAAGTTTTGTAGTACCTGCGGAGAAGGCGTCAAGCAAATAGCGTAACCCGTCAACCCAACCCTCTTTACTGTCCCCAATCCAAAGAGTTGCTTCTCCGTATGAATCGTGCTCAACCATAAGTTCTGTACGATCCTGTCGACCAATTGCCGGTACCGGTACGTAATCAACATTGTTAATTGAAAGACCGCGTTTAATTCTTGGAAGACTTTTTACATCCTCAGGAAGAACACGAAATCCTACACCAGTACCCAGCATCATAAGGTAAAAAGCATCGTAGAATGCTTGAAAGTCATCAACAATCATGAAAGAGCAGTTAAAGTTACTAAGCGGGTATTTCTTTGCGGCCTCAGTACCACCCGTCCACAAAGTACGACCAGCGGGGAATACCTTGAGGTTGAACATGTAATCAAAAAGAAGTTCCGCTTGTTCTTTAAGATCAGTAACACCTGACTTGTCGAGTGAAATACTATATTCGACAACACGCTTAACCGTGTCCTTCCAAGTCTCACGGCGTTTAAGATGGGGAATGAATCGACTGTAAGTACGGAGATAAACAAACTGACCCATTAGACTGGGCCAGTTTGGATTTTCATTGTACTGCGCTAAAAATTCTGGGGTAAGGTACATCGTTAATCTCCTAAAGTAAAATTAATAGTTGGGTCAGTAAACGAAAAGTTTTGCATACACTTCAAAATACTTCGTTTATTCCGTTCAAATGCAACCTGAGCAACCATAAAATTACGAAGCTTGCTCAAAAATACCTGTGACTCTTCACCACTGTAGGGTATGTATACTTGATGAAATTCAAGACTTTCTTCGGATCCTGTAACTGTATAGCGTACACAGATTGTGCCGTCTCCAATCTCTGTGTACTCTACAACTGCGTATCTTGCCATTGTCAACGCTCATCTCCGCTACCTTGAATAGTGTTTCGTTCTACGCGGCCTAACAACTTTGCTTGATTGCGTTCAAGGACCTCTTCGAGAGTAAATCCAAGATCATCCACAATACAAGTCGCATACCAGATAACATCACCCAGTTCATCAATAATTTTGTTTGCTTGCTCAAGATCCAACTTACCGGCGGAATCTCTCAAGACTTTCTTTACTTTACCTGCTACCTCTCCTGCTTCTGATGCTAAACCTAGAGCGGGGTAAATTACTGCGAACTGACGGTCGTAGCGCTTAGTAGACACTACAAATTTTTGATACTCGTTCATACATCCTCCAAAAATTTGAAAAAAAAATCGCTAACTTATTAATAATAATATTAATAAGTTAGTTATTATAATAACATATATAAGTATAATAAACAAGTTAGTATATATCTCTTTTATTTATATACTAGTATTTTTTTTTATTTTTGATCTGTTAGTAGTTTCCTATTCCCCACACAATTATAACAATCGTGTCAAATAGTTTTATTAGAATTAGATAAGAATTAGATGAGTGTTGTATGAGTAGAGAATGCCGCTTAGTAAATGATCAGACTAATTAGCAAATTTGTGCTAAACTTAAGTAGGTGTATATACACTAAATTTTTGGTCAGGTGGTTTTATGAGATACATTCGGTGCCTTTTTTGTGATAACGGTAAACAAAGATTTGATTTTTTATGTAGGGACTGCCGCTTACTATATGGTCCATACGAGAAAGAACTTTGGTTTACCGAGCTAGTAGCCATGGAAAGAAAGCAGACTAAAATTACTCGACAAGAGTCGACTAATTACGATGTCTCTTATCTGTCAAAAGAAATTCGCCCTCACTTGGGTTCATCCCGTGCTAGAGGAAGACCTAAAACAACAAGTTTAGTTGAGTCCTACGTACGCTCAACGTATGAACCTACGGCTTCTGTACGTCAGGTAACAGCTCGCTGTTTAGAAGCTGGTTTAGTTGTCTCTCGTGAGAGTATACGAACAATTCTAAACAAAATCAAGGTGACAAAAAATAAACATGATTAATAGACAGGAGGATTTATGCCATTAAACGTTCCTTCGGCAGTTACAGTAACTGTCGGCACTATAGAGATAGTAGAGAATGCCGCTACTACCCACTACCAACAATTTGTACTAACCTCACCTGAGGGAGTTGCGCTCGGTAGTACCGCTAACCCAATTCCCATGTACACCGCTGTTTCAGGAAACTACGTATCAAATTTCAATATAGGAGAGACAGTAGTCCCCGTAGGCGGGGCATTTTACGAGGAATCCTTAAACAATACTCTCCTTGAATTACAGACTAGCGAACTCTCCGTTAATCGACTGACGGTTCGCGGTAGTTTAAAGACTGCGGGCGATGGTCGCGTTAACGAACTTGTCGGATCTTCTAACAGCGGTTACGACGACATTTACGTTGCGTCCGGAGTATACGCCGCAAATAACTTAAACATACTTAATGCAAACGGTTCGTTCTTCACTCTTAACTCAACAACGTCTCGTCACTTTTATATACCAATGATACGATCTGGCTGGCGTGCACTTAGCTTTAGCTTTTTGGCCCCTGTGTCAGGGAGTCTTTCAATTCACGCTGACTTTGGGTCGCTTACACGAGATATACTGGTTACCGGACTTTTAGTTCTTCCTAATATTCGTTACGGCCTGCTTGGTTCTAATGTTACTACGTCAGGATCGTTGATTGGTATTCCCGCATTATCGGCACCTGTCAATGGGTTTATTATCTCCTTTGACCCAGCTGCAACAGACGTGGGTTCTTTTGAAATTCACATTACACGAGGTGCTTAATGACAGATGTTTATAAAGAAGAAGAGCTCTCCCCTAGGCAAGAAGAACTGGTCACTGACTTAATAGAACTTACTGATCGATTTGGTAAGTTTGGCCAAGGCGTTGACAGCGAGGGATCACACTACACTCCCGCAGAAAACAACCCATTCAAATCAGAGGGTTTAATCTGTGCTAACTGTGCGTTCTTTAGTCCAGATAGTAATGCTTGCTCAATTGTTATGGGTGTCATTGAACCAGAGGCAATTTGTAAGTTTTGGGTTATTGAGAATGCCGAGCTAGGTTCAGAACCGGAGGACATGCTTCAAGAAGAGGAATCGGCTATGGCCGCTCGTTACAGCGGTATTGACTTCTCGCCCCCAGCGGGTGTAAAAGCCGCCGCTAAACGTGGTCTTGCTTTGCACGACAAAGGACTCAGCGGTGACGGTCTTGAATCGGCTACTGTGCTATGGGCACGAAAGTATACACAGGGTAAACCTGTAAGCCCAGAGCGCGCTCGAATGGGTAATCGATTCTACGGAAGAAACGCTCGATTTGCGACCGCACCAAAAGACTCGCCTGCGTGGGTTTCGTGGTTGTTGTGGGGTGGGAGTTCTGGTCAAGGCTGGTTTGCAAAATTGGTCAAACAGATGGATGCAGCTGACAAAAAAAGTTCGGCATCAGTGAGCGGTGCAATTTGTCTTGCAGAGGAGGCAATTGCAAACCCCTTCCTTAAGGAAATTTTTCTTATTCTTACGGATTTTGAGCCGAACGCAAATGGGGAAGGAATTCCACGTAGCGAGGCTGAAAATATTATAAAAACTTCTCGGTTGACGCCGATTAAGATAGCCGCAGACGAGAAGTCTTACGGTGGCCATACGGGAGCACACCCTGTAGGTGCGATCATCGAGTCATTTATGGATAACCATAATGGTAAAGATGTTATAAAAGCTCGCGCTTTTATTTGGAAAGACGAGTATCCCGCTATTTATGACCTTGTAAAGAGTCAAGCGTCCGAAGGTAATTTTATCGGTACTTCTTGGGAAGTTTACTACACTCATGCTGAGGAGGAGAAAGGTGTCCGCTGGCTTCGGGATGTAACGTTTGCAGGTACTTGTATTGTTGACAACCCTGCGTATGGAGATCGCACCCCGCTGCTTAGTGTCGCTGAAAAACAAACTATGGATTTAAAAGAATTAGAAGACAAAGTAACAGAGCTGACTGCACTGATTACACAAAAGGAGATTACAATTAATGAGCTCGAGTCGAAAATCAATGTATACCAAGAAACCGACCGGCAAGCCCAAGCCGAGCGGCGGAAAGCGCAAGTAGCACAACAGTTAAGTGCTGTTTTTTCAGAAGCTGAAGTTTTGGAAAAACTTGCGTTTTACCTTGCCCTTGACGATGCTGTTATTCAGCAAGTACTTACCGATCTTACTAAGACGGTAAAGTCGACGTCGTCTGAAAAGAAAGAACCGGTCTTTGTTCCCGAGCCCACCGGTGCCCCGTCAAATCCGACTGATCCAAAAACTCTTGCGGCGGCAATCAAACAGAGCCTTAAGGATTCAAAGTAGTGTCGTATGACATTCGTGAAGAACAACGAGTGTTCAATTTCTGTGTCTATCGTCAAGGAGACGAAAAGCCAATGCAGTGCTTTGAAACCGCCGATGAAGCGCAGGCATATTGGATGGCTTTGAACGTGGCCGATGTAACTCAGGCGTCAGCTGAGTCTAAATCAGCTGTTTCAGCTTTAGCTACAGAGTTCAAAAAATTACTAAAAAGAGGTTAAATAAATGGCTGTAATTGTAACTACTCAAAACAGCACTCAAGGTGTGGCCGCTACTACCATTATGGAAGGTCGAGCCGTCACCCTGACTGCTTCGGGCGTCAGAAATGACTTGCCCAATGTCACTTACGCGTCTGTGAATCAGGAACGCGGCGTATTTATTGCGTTTTTCCCACCTGATAATTTCCCACGCCCCACTTACGAGGATCTGTACACGGTGCCGTCAACGCGCGTTTATGATCTTACTGACAGCACTTTGTATGGCGATCCAACGTTCTACAAGAAGCAATATCTTATTCCTCGTAGCATGTGGGCTGAACCGCTTGCATACAGCGGTGAGTTAGTTGCATTGCATCGAGGTCGAATTGGTATTACCTCTAGTTGTTTTGTCGATGACGCCAATATTCGCGTCCCCGGTGCCCGCGTGGCAGTCGGCGGTTCTGGTATGCTGGTCTACACTACTAATAACTTGTACACAATTGCCGTTGTTGAGCGTTTCGCTCCTGATACCGGCGTCTTGTACATTAGCATGGGAGTATAACGAATGAATAAAGAAGCTTTAATGAAGTCTGTTGCCGAAGTAGCAAAGACGGCCGGTACCTCACAGTCAGGTAAATCGGCATTTGCCGAGTTGCTTATTCAACTTGTAGAGCCCAATCACTTGTCTCTTGACTTGTTCTCGACTTTTATGCCGAGCCGACAAGCGAGCCTGAATGACGTTGCCATCAAGCGCGTACGCCGCGGTAAATACTCGGTTCAATCAATGGTACCGGGTACTTCCCATCTTGTGTCACAGCCAACGACTGTGCACGATTATCATAGCTACGTCTTCGATCGTTTGATCGGCGGTGTGCGTGAAAGTCTCTGGAATGTGCAAAACGGCGCGGTTCAAACTGTCGATCAAATGCGTCAGCAACTGCAATTCGATCTGACCGACAACCTTGTTGCCCGTGTGTTTAACTTGTTGACCTCAACTTGGAATTCGACGGACACCCCCAGTCACTACGCCCAAACCGCCGCAATCACTGCTGCCGGTATGGACACGATGATTGAAAACGTTATGTACACGGCCGGTACCGTCAAAGCTATTATCGGTACTCGTCGATCGCTTTTGCCTATGTACAAGTTTGCGGGTTTTAAAGAATACGCTTACGCTGATGGCAACGGTCGTATTGCTTACCCAATAAACGACAAGTTGATGGAATACCTCAACACCAGCCGTGTGGCTGTGTACATGGGTGTACCCATTATTGAACTGCCGCAAGTATTCCGCAATCAATTGCCTAACTTGCGTGAGCCACTCATTCCCGAAGATAAGATCATCGTGGTGGGTGACAACGCCGGTGAAATTTTGATGTACGGTGGTACTGAATACTACGAATCAACTGATGCATCAATCCAACCACCCGACTACGTGCTCCATGCGTGGATGCAGTACGGTATGGTTGTGGACATGCCTGAAAATATCGGTGTAATTAAGATCGTCTAAGGAGCATAACAATGGCAATGAACAACATATATCACATGATGCAGGGTAGCGCTTATAAGCGATACACTAAAGTTCCCATCAACTTGGTTGGCGGCCTTCGTGTTGACCCGACTGACACTCGATTGCAGATTGGATGGATACTACACACGGATGAAACTGACTTTGATTTCGCCACCAAGAAACGTATGCGGTTCGTGTATGAAAATGAGGTTATTGAAATCTACTCAGAATCTGAAGATAAGTTATTTCGAAAATTAAACTCGGGGTTGTTTCGTGCAGGTTTGTTAAAAGAATTTTTCGAAACTGATGAAATAGTTAATTCTCCAAATTTTGTAGATGACTCTGAAATTAGTCGAATAGTAGAGATTCGGTCGCTGACTGAATTTCAGGCAACGATTGCCAAGTTTGACGCTCTCGCTACTCTTGAGCGAATCAAACAACAACTTATAGATCAAGGTAAATCCGTTAAAAAAGTACAGCTTTTAGAAAATAGAATAAAAGAGGTAAGTGATGTCGTGGACTGACCAAGCCCTTACAGTACGGGCAGCTTCTGAGTCTTTTTTAGTTGACACTTGTACCGTTCGTACGTTTAATGGCTACAGTACTATTGACGGTGAATACACAGAATCCTTTACAAATGTAAACAACATTCCCTGCCGGTTAATAAATCGGCAGGGAAGTGTTGTACAACAACCTGATTCGCAGGAACGTGCTATGCAACTTCTGACGTCAGTAAATACTATTAGAATACAACTTCCATATGCAGTGGCTCTTACCGAAAAAGATAAAATTATTTATAACAACGTTACCTACGATGTAACGTATGTACCAGTAAAGCACAGTCTTATGGGAGCGTTTGTAGTACAAATTGAAAAAAGAAAATGAACTCCGCCGAAAAAATAGAAAGATTTATTGCCTATTACGAGCGTCTTCCAGAGAACGTAACGTTAGTCATAAAAAGACAATTAGAGTCAAGTATCGTTGAGTATTTAAACTCGCTAACTCCTGATGAAACGTATCGAGCACTGGCAGATCTTAACGGCGGTGTAGTTCCGGACACGTTACCTGCGCTACCATCACACCGAGTTCACGTTTCTGAACGAGTGCCTGACGAGATAGTTGACCGATTAGAGTCGCACATATATACAAACGCTATTATGGACTTATATAAACTCGGCCACGAACTCACGTTAGCGATTACTAGTGAAAGAATAAACGTGAACTCGGTTAGTAAAATGGTAGATCAGGCGGTGGCTACTGCCGCGGAAGATAGCAACCCAGTACTAAACGCGAGCTTAAATAGCTTTATTGCTTCTATTTGTACCCCGATCTACGATAAGTTTGCCGCGGACATTGTAGTAGATGTTAATAAAGAAGTAGCAGCCCGCGTTAATTCACTATTCAAATAGGAAACACATGATAGTAAATGCTCTTTTTCCCAATGTCTGGCGTATAGTAGCCCGTGCAATCACGCAAATCTCCGGCCAGTATGGAGGGAGGGTTTACTATAATGTCGCACCTTCTGATACTTTATACCCATATTTAATATACCAACATGACTCAAGTCTCGGTGGTATTTATGGGATGTTGAACACAACCGCATGGAAAGGAATTATAACATTTCGATCGCTATCTTCCAGCCTTGCGGGTGCGTCGGATAGTTTAGGGGATCTGCTTAATAAGCTTGATCGCCCACTTGTGGTGAGCGGGATCCCTAATATTACGATTCCATTTGACGTGCAGTTTCATCCATACAAAAGTTATTCGTTCCCTGTGGAACGTTTAAATAACTCGGCAGTCTACACGTCTGCCGTTGGAGTTGAGACATACATCACTCCAAAATTAACGTGATACTAATTAGGAGAAAATACAAATGTCACTTGTAAGAGGAATCGAGGGTTTTTTAAAGATCTACAACTCCGCCACGTCCAGCTACGATAACGTTGACTTCGTTTCGCAATGGCAGGCTTCACTTCGTACCAACCAAGTCGATGCCGGTCCTTTCTTGAACGACGGCGGTAAAATGTACACGTTCACTACGACCAAGCGTATTAATGGTAGCTTTCAAATCACGCTGCCACTTGACAATCGTGCAACTCACACGCGCTTGATCAACGTCTCAAACTCGGGGGAATATATTGCAATTAAGCTGGTAGCTAAAGCAGGTTACACGATGACTGTTCCTTCGGCCATCCTGACCGGTTATCAAATTACTAACGCCGCAAACAATGAAGTCACTATGAGTTTTGACTTCATGGATAACGGTGGGTTCTCAGTGGCACCCGCAATTAGCGGAGATTACTAAATAGTAAACAGCCTCCTCCAAATAAAAACTGGAGGAGGCTGTTTTTTTTTATATTAAAAGGAGTATTACATGATTGATTATGCATTTGGTTCGGGAGAGTACTACGAAAGCGTAGACGATTTATTACGAGATGACTCAATTCTCGAGGTCGATATTACTATAAAAGGTTTATCGAAGCGGGTGCGTATTCGCGCACTGTCGTTCTTGCAGATGGAAAAGATTAATCAACAGTCGTCAAAAAACGGCGAGATTGATAACATTGAATTTACGGTTAACACTTTGGCAGAGGGCCTCGTTCGCCCTAAGATGAACCCAGCACAGGCGCGTAAGCTTTTAGAGGCTAATGGGGAGGTCGTACGTGAAGTCGCAGAAAATATTTGGACGCTTGGAAAAATTAGCAAAGACATGTTCGACAAGTACATCCAGACACTACAAAAAGACGCCGACTTATCGACCGACAAGTCGGAATAACGGTATACACTTATTTCTTCGTACTGCCGAATCGACTCGGGAGGAACTGGGCATGTGGGTAGATCATTTTCTTCTACCTACTCAGTTCAATGCGTTACACGCTAAGAGTCTATCAGCGCTTACCTACGCACATTTGGCAGTCGTTATTGTAGCAAGACTGAGGTCACTCGAAGGTAGTGTGAGACGAAAGGAGAAACAGGCTATTGAGAAAGAAAGAATTGAATTACGGAAAGAGGCCGATCTATTAGAACAATTTTTATAGGAGGTAAATAATGGCCGATGAGATACAGAAAGCAACAGAAGATTTAAAACTACTGTTGCAGGCTTTGGAGGCTGTCAACGCAACTGAAAAGGGAGCAGCGCAGATTAAACCAGTGCTGGCAGAAATAGGCGGTAAAGAAGGTTTAGACGCATATAAAAGTGTAGCTGATTCAGCTGAAGCAGGAGTTTACCTGAGTCAATTGAACTCAATGATCAAGGCGCACGAGCAAATAAATAGACTTATTCAGGAACAGATTCAACTAACTAAAACAGCAACCGAGTCAATGTCATCAAAACCAGCTCAAGGGGCAGATCAGTCTTGGTGGAATACAGTTGAACCCGCCCAAGTCTCAGTTCAAGCTCCAGCTCCAGCAGTCCCTGCTCAAGCCCCAGCAGCTCCGAGCAGGCCTGCCCCCGTGCGTGTGTCGAGATCTTCAAGTGAACCGGTTGTTCTTCCCGTAGATCACAGAGATTCTACACAATACGCTTTGGTAAGCAGCAACACGGCACCGCCGTTAAGAAGTAGTGTCGGAAACCGCCCGCAAGGAGTTTCTGATACAGAATCAATTATTAAATACATTTCGGAAAATCCACATTTGCTTGCAACTCCTGCGGGTACCTACGACGAGGCAACAACTAAGAAAATAGTATATCTTCAACAATTAGTTGAAAGGGCATTGAAAGGGAAATCGAATAAAAATGCAGAAGCACTAATAGTCAATCAATTCAGAAGTTTATTTCCTGTAACAAAGGACTCTACTTTTCGTCAATTACAGGGCAGTGTAGGAGATCGTCCTGCTGGAATGGACTCACTTGAAAAAATTGTACAGTATGTCTCACAAAATCCCGAGCAATTGGCGGCTGTTTCTGAAAATACACATACTGAAGAGACTGTTGAAAGATTAAATTCTTTTTTACAAGGGATTGCAAAAACTCGTTCGGGACGTGCTGACTCTGCAACTAGAGTTCAAACTGTACTTGATTTTAGAAAACTTTTTCCTAAAGATTCTTCCAAAGTTGCAACCCAAGATTCACGCGCCGTACTTATCGATACAATAAAAAGCGTGTTTAGTCATATAGGCATGGCTGATATGCCAGCCATTCAAAATTTACCTGAAGCAAACGACCAGTATATAATGGATCTTTTAAAGGATTCGATTGCGCGAGTCGGGGTAGTTAATCCGGATACAGGTCGGGTGAACGTAGCCAACTTAGAAGTCACACCTACGCCCTCAAGACTGGTTCGCATTATACGTGGATTAGGGAGAGTTGTTAAACAAGCAATTACGCGCCGTTCAGTCAGCACATCTGAGGTAGACGCGAGTGATCTATCTGCAGAAGTAATAACACAAGTAGAAGATTTTAGAGAATCTGACCCTATTGAAGAACAGGTGCTGGCTGATGAAATAGGCGGAAAAATTTTTAAACCAATAGGTAATAGTGGCGGTGGCACAGTCTATGCGAGATCAAGCAGGTTTACAAATAATAAAGCGCAAGAGTCGTTGCGAAATTCAATACGAGGTAATAAAGATTATAAAGAAAATGTAGAAGAAATTCAGGATAAAGTGGCTAATGCTCAAGGTACTGATGTAACTGGCTATGATGCTTCGTCCGTATTTCCAATATCTAGTGTTCAATCAATATCCCAAAGTATTAAGGCCCAACGCGAGCAAGTAAACGAAGAAATTGTTGCCGGTAAGTTTAAAGAAGTTGAAATTGGCGGCAGAATTTACAGATTACCTGAAACTTTAGCAAACAAACAAGTGGCTATTGCTCGCGCCGCTCACTCGATGAGTAAAGATACTAGTCTTGTAGGTAGACGCGCTCGAAGTGATAGAAAAGGTGGCATAGGTATTTACGGTGCCGCTTCTATACAGGATGAGACAATCAACTTACACGCCGCGGCAATGCTCGAGCATTATCTTAGCAACCCAGAAGAACCAATAGAATCTAGTTTAGATTCTCAGTTTATGCGCGAGGTTGTAACTCAAGAATTAGATATAGATCAGCCTAGAGATGCTAATACTCAAAATGCTTTGCGCTTGTATGCACAACGTTCTATAGAATCTTTGCAATCAACAGCTGACTTTGCGTATGAGAATGTGGCCGCAGCTACAAACCCGGCAGGCAGGACTGCACAAGTAAACTTTGCAGAACGGACATTGCAGCAAAAAGCATTTATAGAAAAAATTCTTTCAGCCAAGACTTCCAGAGAAGAGCGCGGCAGGATGTTAGATATACCTAAGCGTGTTTTGACCCCAGAATTGCAAGAACAACGAAATCAAATACAAAAGAAAGCAATTCAAAATTTACTAGATCAAGGTCATAGTGCAGATAAAATAAAAGAACTTGCAGAAAGTTATGCTGAGGGTACATTAACTCCTGAACAGCGACGTCCACTTCAGGAGTTAATCGACTTTGATACACATAATGAAAGAACCGTAGAAGTAGAGGGTGAGTATGAACCTTTAACAATTGATCAGGCATTAACGTATATCTACGGTGCTGATATTGCAGCAGTACCTAAGTTTGAGGACGCCTCCATAGGTATACGAAGATATGCTACTAAAGTCAGCAAAGGGCTTGCTAAAAAGGGAGTCGCCCGTCCGGCAAGGCCTTACCGAACTAAAACTACTTTCGGTAAAATTATGGGTACTGCAACAAATGAGGGAATGTACGAATCGCTGGATGATAAACTTAAAAAAGAATCTAGTTTTGAAGATCAGCTGAGCTCAGTTGGGCTTAGAGGTACAGAGCGTGATTACCGAGATGCAGAAAGACCGGGTGTTGCTCCAGATACTGCACTAACCGGTCCTAATATGACTCGACCGTTAATGATGCGGCAAGAAATATATGATTTAGTAGACGATTTTTTTGGGCTCTCTACTGATAAAAACGCTGGCCTACTGAGCACCGTCAACTACGCGAGTCAACTCACAGATGGAAAAAGTGCAATAAATACTCCAGAGGAGATAAAACACACATACGATTATTACGCAGATCCAGAGGGACTAACCCCTAAGGATGCGTTAGGTTCTTTATTTGCTGGTGCTGAGGATTTTCGTAGTTTAGCCGACACAAGTCTACCTATAATTGACTATGCAAAACTAGCTACAAAAGAGTCGAGGTCTGAGTATGAACAGAGTGCATTAGATACAATTCAAAAACGAAACCCGGCATTTGCTCAATTTGACGAAGATCAGTTAAAGCGATTAGCCGCCGTAGATGTGACCAAGTCGCCTAAACAAATCGTAAGGCAAATAATTGAGATTATTGGTAAACAAGTACAAGAAGCAATTATAAGAGCCAGCACTAGAATACTAACAAGGCAAATGCAAGACAAGGCGTTAACTGACGCAGCCCAAAATGAAGATGGAATTCCGGGAATTGCTGGATTTACATTAGATCAGATAAAAGCGTTGGCCAACGCTGATACCTCAGAATTACCATACGATCCAGCATTAGATAGTAGCGACGAAAATACGCGATCTGAAGCCATGCAACGACGCGATGAGCGGGCGTATGAAATAGATGTAATAAATCAAGTTAGAAGAACAGCGGCAGATGCAGCAAATCAAGCAGAATCACAAATTCAATCCATGCTCAATGATTACGCGACAAACGGAAATCGACCAAGAGATAAAGCGCAGGCGGAGCTTTTTGATGCTCTTGATTTTTTTGAGTTAGATACTTTTGATAACGACCTTGGTATAAACAGCGCATTTGGCCTAATTGATCGAGTGATTGAAGATCAAACTGGTGGCATGAGTCAGCTTGACTTTTTCTCAAGTACGATGGGAAATGCTGTACCAAACTCTTCGGTAGCGGTTGACTCGAGTGAAGACACGAGAAAGGCTGTGTTAGAAATCGGCCGAACTACTGCTCAAGAAGAAGCCGGAAGAACAACTGGTGTCACTGCTGTTCGGCGTAAAAAAGATTACGGTGAAGAGTATGACAGTAATCAACAATATGCTGAAGGTTTAATACAAAAATCGAAAAGTGCCGATGAATCCAAACGCAAAGAAGCTTTGCAAACTATTGCAATGCATCGAGCAGTTGCTAAGCAAAGGGGTGGCGATCCAGCAATGTGGGCGTCTGAGGGCTTGATCGGGCAGGAAGAGGGGTTTAGTGGAGACCATGTATCAAGAGCCATTCAGTTCTTAAATTACACCGCTCTGCAAAAAAAAGCTGCGGCAGGTGACACAGATGCACGGGAGGAAGCTGCTCGTATTGATGAGCAACGTGCTCTAGTTCGAGAACGCGCTTTGAACGTGGACGAGACCGCAAGGTTTCAATATAACCCCATACTTGGCGAAAGAGCCTATATTACAGTAAGCCCGTCGGGTCGAGAACTGTTACAAGGAACTCCTTACTCAGGTCAAGTTAAAACAGCAAATATGCAGGACGAATTTGGGGAGGATGTATACGAGACTGGAACTGACATGAATCCGTTAATTGATTCGATTGAGAAGGCTAGTCTCCCTACGTTCCGTGAATCAGGAAATCCGGAATTGTACCGAGAGATGGTTTTGCTACGAAATCCAGACTTGCGAGCAATAGTTGCACAGACCAATCGGCAACTTAATCAAATAGGAAACGAGGACATAGATTCCGATTTTTTTCCCAGTGACTTAAATGATACCAGCCCGGGCGGACAGGCTGATCAAATAGACGATATGATATTGCAATTATTGAAGCGCAGAGAAGAAATCAAAAAGAAAGATAATAGAGACATGGGGCAGACCGACTCGCCTATTCTCTCCTACTCTGCGGAAAGGTTGGTTGGTGAGCAATTAGGTGAAATGTCTACCGACGCGTACAATCGATTACATATAAACTCCGCTGCTTCATTACTTAGTGAACAAGAACGCGAAAGTTTAACGCAGGAGAGAGAAAATCTTATAAGAGACACTGGCTCAGTAAGGAAGTTTAAGCCAAGTTCAGCAAAAGAGAAAAATCGTTTACATGAAATAAACAAAAAACTTGCACAAGATTCTGCTACGAGAATGGCAATGGATCCACGCTTTGCGACACCGACCGGTATTGGAACACCTCAGTTACTTGAGGCTATTGCACTAACTGCGGAAAACCCTGACAGAAGCGGTGTAGCAAACAAGGCAATTGAAATGTTGGCTGAGCTAACGCCCGAAGAAATAGATTTTTTAAATACACTTGACTTAAGTGACAAAAAGAAGCGCGAGGAAGCTATCAAAAACGGTCCTACATCTGTTGTAAACTTACTTAAAAAAATAAATTTTAGAGACCCCGCTATTAAAAAGCTTTTAGCTAGCAATTATACCTTAAATATTGGAGAAGAGTCGACGCGTCGAGGAGATAGAACTTCACCAAGAAACCCAAGGCAAGCAGCTAAAAGAAGTCGGCTTCAATTAGCCAGCGATGCACTTGCAGTAAAAGAAACGGATGATTTAGGAGCATTTGTAGAACCCGCAGAACCTAAAAGTAGTTTTAAAGTAACAACCAATGAAGATTTAATTAAGCAGATTAGGGCGTTAGATCTCGATACCGAGGAAGGTTTAGCGGAAGCCGAAAAGGTGGTAAGAGCTTCAGAGTCAGAAACGCCACTTCCCGAAGATCCAACTTTAAGAAAAGACATAGTAAAGTATTTAGTAGCTAGGTACGTAAAAAATCTTAGCAGGCCACAATCTGCACCGACGCAGTCGAGGGCTGGAGCAGTCGTTAAAAATCTGAAAGGTGTAAACGCGGTTGTTGCAGCGGAGCGTAGAGGTGAAGGTGTTAGTACACTTCGTAAACAGGGTGTAGGTGATGCACACTACGGTAACCCGTTCACACTGCAAAAACCACAAGCCGGTGAAGTACCAGTAACTTCAGTTAAAGAAGCGGTCGATCGGTATAAAGCGTGGTTGGCAGGAACCGCCGATCAAGATGTCAAACCGGAACAGCGCGACTGGATTCTTTCACAGATTGACGCGGGTGCTCTTGATGACCAAGATCTTCTGTATTACACTCAATTGAACGAGCCGTCACATGCCGATGCATTGGCTGAATTTGTAAATAATCGTAAGAGATCCGTACCAGAGCCTGAGGTTGCAACTGCGCCCGCAGTCTCTGCGCCTATGCCAGCACCAGCACCCAAAGCAGAAAAACCAAAAAGAACTAGAACAAAACGGGAGAAACCAGTTAAAGAAGTTACTCCCCCACCTGCTGAAATTGTAAAAGCTCCTGAACCGGAACCAATCGTAGTAGCTCCTGAACCAGAACCGGCCGTAGTAGCTCCTCCGCCTATATCAACTGAGACCCCTAAGCCTTCTAGCACTACCAGAGAAAGAATGACTTTGCAAGAAAGAAGGTCACGTTTGGTAGCATTACGGTTAAAGCAAAGACATTTACCGGCAAACTCGGAATTGAATAAAAAGTACCTAACACTTCAAAAACGCAAGCCTGTTTGGTATGATGAGGATGATACAAATCTTGAAGCGGTAGAAGAGAAAATGAGGGAGGACTCGATTGAGCTTGGACCTCGCCACAATAGAAGCGCAAGAATAAAAGCGGCTAATAAATATATAGATTCAATAGGAGCCCAAGTAGATGACTCCGCTGATAGCCCGCAATATGACGCTATTAGTAAGGTAAGCATGGCGAGTGACCTCGAGACAGTTGAAAGATTAGAGTCGCGTCTTGGCTTAAGCCCGTACAAAGAAAGTCCTGTTGTACCTAGTGTAGCAACAACTCCAACACCTACTACACCTCCAGTAGCACCTTCTGAATCTACAGCTTTAGCTAGAGTTCCTAGTACGGCATTAGCTAGAGTATTGACTGCCGCCCTAGCTACAGTTCCACCCTCTACAGCATTAGCTACAGTCCCAAGCTCTACAGCATTGGCTAGAGTAGTAACTACAGCGTTGGCTACGGTTCCCGCCTCTACGGCGTTAGCTACAGTTCCAAGTTCCACAGCGTTAGCTAAAGTTATAACTACAGCGTTAGCTACAGTTCCTAGAATTGCAACTCCTGCACCCACAACCGTCACAGCTCCTACAACGCCGCTTCTTACTGGCCCGACAACTACAGCATTAGCCACAGTGCCTAAAACTCCAGCTCCTGCAACACCTGCAACTACAGCTCCACCGGCAACAACTACAGCCTTAGCTGTGGTTCCTAAGACTCCGGCCCCTTCAACTGCGGCAACACCTGCAACTCCGACTGTACCTCCTGCAACTACAGCATTAGCAGTTGTTCCTAAAACTCCGACTCCTGCAACTCCTGCTCCTAAAGCTCCAATTATAACTCCACCTCCTGCAGCTGCTACGGCTTCGACAGTACCACTTCTTACTGGCCCTACAGCACCAGCACCTCTAATTACTTTTAGTGGAGAACCAACTGCTCCATTACCAACTATTACTGTTCCACCTGTAGCTCCTGCAACTGGACCTGCTGGGACTTCACCAAGAACTCCAAGAGCTCCAAGAGCTCCTAAACCAGCACCAGCACCAGCACCTCTAATTACCTTTAGTGGAGCTCCGACTGCTCCAATTGTTTTACCGACTGTTCCGCCTGTAACTGTAACTCCAAGAGCTCCTAGAGCTCCAAGAGCTCCTAAACCACCACCGGCACCAATTGTTCCTTTTAGTGGAGCTCCGACTGCTCCATTACCAACTATCACTGTTCCACCTGTAGCTCCTGCAACTGGACCTGCTGGGACTTCACCGTCCACGGCTCCGTCTGGTGGTGGTATTACTGCACCGGGTGCAACTATTACAGTTACCGGCGGTACAGTTACCATTACCGGATCAACAGTTACTGGTGGAACGGGTGGCACTGGCGGTGCGGGCGGAAGCGGAACGGGTGGCACTGGCGGCACTGGTGGCGGTGGTGGCGGTGGATTCCGCAGAAGTAACCTAACTGACATGATTTTTGGTCAGATGGACGTACTAAGTGACAGAACTAAAGATGTTATACGCGCGGCTCCTGATGAACCAGCTCGAATAGCGCTTGTACAGGCAGCACGGGATCGATATGCAAAGTTACAACAAAAAGCATTGCAAACTCAAATAGACTACGGATCGCCGAGCATGATACTTAATCCTACGGTGCCCGGGCTTGTAGCGGGCTTAGATACTAGCAAAAATCCATTGCAAGACTTAAATACTATGACAGAGGCCGTGCTTCAGGATCAAATAGCTAGTGCTGTAGAAAGAGATCGAATTGAAAATGATCCAACTTTATCAGCCGCGGACAGAAAACTTGAACTCGCCGCCTTAGACGCATCCGATCGAGAACTTAATGATTTTGCGGCCGTACTAAAAAAAGTTACAGAAGATCTCAATCGATTTCAGCAAGCGGTCCGAGTACCCAATACGGCATTTGGTAATACTTCTGGTAGGGGTGGTGGTGGTGGTGGCGGTCCAACAATTCGTACAGCTTCAGGTAAAGTATTGTCAGAGGCCGACGTACTGGCATTATCTGATCTAGAAAGTAAACGAAATTTATACGCCTCCTTTCAAGGAAACCTGCCAAACTTAGGTTCTCGTTTTGATTCGCAATTAGATTTGACACGGAGAACTCGTAGATTTGCTGATGCAACACTTTCACAACTACCCGCCGTTGATTTAACAGGCGTTGACTTTATGGGCGACGTTGCAAAAGAGACTGCAGCAAATGCGGCAGCTGCTGAACTGCAAGATGCAATAGCACAGATAAAACCGAACACACTTGAAACTAGGCCTATTGAGGAACTTGCAGTTGATTTGTCGAGAGTTAACGAAGCGGCAATAAAACTTAACGACGTTATAGAAGGTGCTGGTAATGTAGATGCTGCACAAAGTGGTATACAAAACGTAGTAACAGCAACTGGATTTGCGGAAAGACAGCAAGCAAGATCTGGTGCCGAGATTGATAAACAATCGGCATCAAATGCAAGAAACTTGGAAGAGAATATGCAGGCAATTGTCAGTCAGCCCGGATTGATTCGCCGTCTAACCGGTGGTGTACAAAGAGAGGGCGCCCAGCATGTGCGTGAATATCTCAGAGGAATCTTCGGCGACTCTGCTGAAGGACGCAAGGCAACTGACACTATGTTTTACAAAGATCAGATGGTTGCGTATGATGATCGAGGACGACGCCGTAATATTGTAGGTGCAAGTACACAAGAATTGCAGAACCTGCAGGCGCGAGTGAAAGCCGAAAGTGGCATGGACGTATCAATGGATGACCTCCAGCGTACTCAGCGTGCAATGGCTCGTGTTCAACAAGCCCGCAATCAATCACCGTTTAATGACGTACTGTCGTACGGTATGTCGAAAATGCGGGATCTTGACTCACTTGGTCAAACTGTGATGGGTGTTATGAATGCACCCCAAACTATTGCATCTACAATCAGTCAAATTGGCGACCCTCAACTTCGTACCGATCGCATAATGACCACAGCCAGAGCGTTGTCATTAAGTCCAGAAACGTACACCAAAGCGCTTGCCGCCGCTACGCAACAACAATCAAGATTTGGTGGTACACTGTCAAAAAACTTGGAGGACATGACCTCATTTATTCCTATATCGAATACGTACGGAGTGGATGTCGGCAAGTCAGTTCAAGTAGCAAGAAAGCTGGCCGCGTTTGACCCAGCACAAGGAATGCAAGGTGCAAGTATTGCGCTTAAAGAATTTTTATCGGGTAACGTGTCTTCATTGAGCCGTCGTTTCGAAATTAATCGTAGCGATTTGTCAAAGATCAACACCGGCGATGCGAACGAAATGTTGGATTCACTCGACACCCTTCTAGGTAAAATGGGTGTTACCGATAAACTTATTGACGATCAAGCGAACTCGTTAGCAACTAAGTACGACCGCATGACAGGTCGTCTTGAAACAATGCAAGTGGGCTTTAGTGCATTCGCTGTTAATGCCATGACGCCAATACTTGAGCCAATACTTGGAGACAAGTCTTTCCTTGCAAAAGGTGCATTAGATCAAAATTTGCAAAAAGTTGTTACGGAGCGGTTAAAGTCCTATGGGGACTCAGTGCTAAGCGATCCCAAGACTGGATTAAAAACAGTAGATGTTTTTTCTTCGGATTTTGTTAAAAAACTGGATCCACTGTTAGGTGCAGCAAACGACTCAACTTCTACCGCTGCGTTAGATTTTACAGGTATGACTGGGAACGTGTCCAACGTTGAGTTGTACAGACGAATGGGTAATATGAGCGATAGCGATCGACGCCGTATTCAACAGAGTGCTCAAATGAGTGTACTGATGGGTATGAATCAAGAACCCGCAATACTTAAAGCTATGCGCGATGTGGGCGGGGACTTTTTTAGCGGCGAGGAATTTCAAGCACAAAGAAGACCGTTAGGATTCTACGGTCAAGCTATGGATGCACCGTTAAAAAGACAAATGCTGGATCAAGCAGAAAAGGGAATGAAATTGGGTCAGGAGGGTCAGCAGGTTGAAATTCTCCATCAAGTCGATGCGGACACATATGACGTTAGAATGCCCGACGGTAAAAGAGAACGAGTTCGTCTTGCAGGGGTAGATGCTCCTGAAAAAAATACTAAGGAAGGTCAGCAAGCCAGTGCCTATGCTCGTTATCTGATTGGTACTGACCCTAATAACCCAAAAAATAAGAAAAAAACCGCTACTTTGTACTCAAAAGGTGACCGCGATGCTTACGGTAGACTTATGGGTAGTGTAGCAGTCGGTGGTCGTGATCTCGGTACTGCGTTGGTTGCTAGCGGTAGCGCGGCAGTCTATAACTTTGAAGGTAAATACGGTGAAGATCTTATTGCACCGTTGTCAGCACTAGAAAGAAATGCCGCAAACACAGGAATGGGCCCAATAAATGAGCAAGCCGCTCGATTAGGTTTGGGCGCTAACTCGGAAATTTCACAAACAGTCAGAGATAAGTATTTTCGAGATAAATACATGAGTGTAGGAGGTCTCTACGGGGCTGTGGGTGGTGCTATTGGCGGCACTATTCTCGGCGGTGTAAATGCCTTCACCGCACTTGGTGCAGCAGGTGGCGTAGCCGGAGCTGCAGGCGTAGCTAGTATACCGGTACTCCCGATTGCAGCGGGTATAGCTGCCCTCACCGCCGCAGGCACTATCGGTTACTCCGCGTATACAGATAGTAAAGATACTAGTGCCCCAAAAATGCGTGAACTGTACCGATTGCAAAGTGAGGAGGATTTACAAAAACAATCGGAAAACGTCGGTAATCAACTGTACAGACAAGCGGCGAGAGACAATCAAGCAAGAGCTTCTTTTGAACAAAATGCAAAAAATCCTTTTCAGCAATTGTATGCCAAATCGTTTAATTATTTTAGTCCGACTGAGTCACAGAAAGCACGCGAGGCATTTGTAAGTCAGTACACTGAATCAGGCAAAGAGTTATCTAAGTATTATAATGGCTTAGCATCAGACCAAAAGAAAGTGTACGAACTGGTTGTTAATGATCCCGCAACAAAACAACGCACAAGTGTATTTAAAGCAATTCAAATGTATCAATCGCTAATTTATCGCGATGCAGAAAAAACTGATATAGTTGCTCATACATTACTTGAGCAGAACGAAAGTAATTATAATGACTTTGCAAGTCGAGTGTACGACACCATGCAGGCATCAAAATTAATCGAAACTGCCCAAGAATACGGAATTCGAACTACGTATGAAACACCGTATAAAGGAACTGGACCAATGGAGGCTCAACGTACCATGGGTACGGTAAGCAGTGTGATGGATCTGCAGCAGTTCTATGATCTAAGCAAAGAGCAGCGCGACTCTGTAGCAAAGCAGCTAGATGAGGCAATCAACACTCCAAGTTGGAAACGGTTTGCAACGGAATATACAGATCAAGCGATGGAAAAGCAATTTGCAATGTCACAGCAGAGATTTACAACGTTTGTCGACAATACTGCATTGAACTCGTTGGCAGGTATGAATCCGGGTCAACTAAGTTCCTCCGTCTTTGGTTTTCGATCAACCGGTACTGGGAGAGCACTTGAGGATCCGTTAGACTCTGAAGGGAATCCAGTCAGTGCGTTAGTCGCACCGTCGCTGCGTGCAATGAGTCGTACTATTTTTAACGAAGGCGTAGACTACGATGAATCTGGCAAAGAGAAGCTAAAAACTGCACAAGAGCAGGCGGTCAAGTCACTTGAACAACAGATAGTAGCGTACAGAGAACAAGAGGATTTAACGCGGCCGTTTAATTTAGCACTAAAAAGCACTTACAGTAATTTTATACAAACACTGCAAAAATCCGCGGGTGGGTATAGCGACATTATGACGTACCTTTCTCAAGGTAATCCACGTGGGTTTCTTGACGTCAGCCAGCAAATGAGCGGTTTTAATATGCAATCAATTATGCAGAACCGGATTACTACACAAAATCAAGGTGTAATGGGTATAGGTAGCGTTGCTGCAGGAACATCGGGGCCAATTGCAACCGGTAGGTCATTTAACTATGGATACACAACTGGTCCTCAGGGTACGATTCAATATGCGAGAGACTTTATGAGGGCACCTGAGCGATCGTTGTTTAACCCGGCCGCAATTGAATCAGTTATAATGCAGGGAGTTCAGGCCAATACAGAAATCGTACAACGCAATCTTGACTTTAGCCGCAAACTCCGCGATGCTGAGTTAGCCAACAGACGCGCTATTGAAGATATTAATCTAAACGGTATGCGTAGTTTGGAGGATATTCACCGCACATATACAAGAAATATGATACAATTAGCACAGCAATCCGAAACGTCGAAACGTTTAGGAACAGCGCAGTTTTACACCGGTGCAGTAGCAGCAAATATAGATCCAAATGAAAAAGCAAGAATCACCGCTTCGCGCGAACAAGGTCAACAAAAAGCGTCGCACATCGAGCAGGCAGATGTAGGCACGTATCTTAAATCAAGTGACGGTATGCAAGATACAGAATTACAGAAAGCTTATGCAGAATACCAAGCGACCCCCTTTACAAATGCTACCGTAAAAGAAGCGTCTTGGAAAAAAGTGATGGATATAGTGCAGGTTCGAAGAAGTCAGACCAAGGCCAGAATGGAGAACGCCACTGAAGTTCCGGAGCGATCTGCTGCAGAAGCGCAATTCGGTTTACTTTCTGATAATTATGATCGTGGTCAACAATATCGAAAATACGTAGATGATATGTATAACCAACAGATGGAATTTGCAGGAAGAAGAAAGCAGTTGGGGATCAATCGCGTTGACTTAGAACGTGAGGGGGGACGTCTTCGAGAAAAAACTCCCGAGTTAGCAATGCAGCTAGGTAAGGCACGGACTCCCGAGGAAATTAGGGCTGCTAGAAATGCGATAGAGGATAACAACGTTGCTATTCAGAAGAACAGCGAGGCACTAGCGCAGAATGCCCGTGAGTTAGAGTCAGTAACTATCACTGCCCCACTCTGGGCTGATAATTGGCGTGAGGCTGGAAAACAAATTTTAGAAAGTTCTACAAGCACTATTTCAGGTTTGTTAAACAACTTGGAAGATTTTAATATAAATTATGCACGGCAACTAGAGGATGCTTATAAAGGCTTTAATAATGCAAAGAAAGATATGATTAAGCAATTCACAGATGCCGCAATTGAAATTTCTCAAGCAGTTCCTGCTGAATTTGCAGGAGCGCTTAGCGCGATAACTGCGTACCAACGAATGTCTCTTAAGGCCGAAGCTTACTACAACTCGGGTAATGTTGAAGCAGCCCGATCAGTACAAAAATTAGCAAATTATAGTCTAGCTGGCTCATTGTATCCAAAGGGTAGCGTAGAGTATGACGCAATGGTAAATCAGCTTGACTCAAACGTAACAAGCATGACCGCAGAAGGAATGCGAAAAGACGATTCTACTTTAGGGCCATCCGGTTTAGGCGCGTACGGTGAAATGGGTCCTGACGGTAAGTACGTTTTGCGGGTTGTAATTAGGGGAGAAACTAAAACAACCAATACCCCTCCTCCGGGTGGTAGTCAAGGAGGAGACGGGCAAACAGGTAATGGCAGTTCAACAGTAACAGGAACCTTACAATAAATCTTTAAAGCAAAATGCTGCGAGAGTACAGACTCTCGCAGCAAAGGAGGAAAATGTCATACGAACTTAGTCCCATATATTTTAGTGGATACATCGGCACTAGCGGTTTTTACATGGATGCAAAAGCTAGTATTATTTCTAAAAATACCGTAACCTTTGGGGATAAAATTGAGGCTGTAGATGGCTCTGTGCATTATTTACACAGGTCTTTTAAAGACCAGTGGAATGTAACATGGTCGTTAATTCGTTACAACGCTCCAGTTAATTACCCGCTGGCCACAGTAGAAAAGTTAAAAACATTGTATCGTTCTGTAGCATTGTCAGGAACAAGTATTGTAATGGGTATTGAAGGTCAGCAGTACAATGTTATCCCCGATCCTAACACATGGGCTGAGCAGTTATCCGCTAACGAGGTGTCGATGACAAGCATTCCCTACTACACTGTCAGTTTTAAATTGGTGCAAGTATGAACTATCAACTTGGTTATCGGGTGTATATTTCCCCGGTGGGTACTAAAGTAGATATGCCCGCAAATTTAGTACCCAGTCGCTACGTACAGGATGTGTCTATTACACATACAATGGAAACAGGTTTTACATCAGGTGTTACGCTTGGAAGAATTGCACCGCCCGAAGCAACGTTGACGTTAATTAAAAATCCTTTTAATTTGTTTACACAACGCGAGTATAATTGGCGATTAGCTAATGTACTGGTAATGTACTCAATAAACCAGTTAGATTACTACCCAGCGTTTGCTGGTTTTATAGAATCACGAGTGGAGTCTTTGACGTCAATCAGCGTACAAGCGTGCGGTTATCTAAAGTACCTCGAGTTTTATCGACATCTCACCCCTTTGTGGGAGAATAAGCCAGTTGCAACCATTGTACCTGACCCCCCGTTGCCGTATTCAAGCGTAACATGGGCCGCGTTTAATAACTCTCAAGATCCTACAACACTCAGCGGTTCTCTTACTGGTACAATAAATACAATTCTCTGGCTTAGTGGCGGACGTCCGTTTAAGTACAAGCAATATTTAGAGGATACAGGGCAGAATCCAAGATTTTACTTTGATTGTGACCCTTCAATAATGACTCCAAAGTTTACTTGGTTAAATCAAGAAGACGTAACTGAAGATATAACCTCTCTGTGTATTGCAGGTGGAGGCCAGATTACTCAGTCTGCAGACGGGGTAGTAAAGTTCATCAATGCACTCTCGTACACTAACAGCACTAATAATTTTGTTTTAACTGACTCCATGTTTACTGACATGACGGTGGAAGACGAGGCAGCAGTAACTTTTGGTAAAGTAATAACCACGTTTTCCCCGCGCTATCTTGGGGCAAATAAAGCTATAGTCAATCTTTCTTTAGGTAAGTACTTACCATATGGCGAAGAGTACGAGCACGAGCTCGAGTTTTCTCAACCGGTAAGTCGTTTGACAAATAATACTTATTACGGCTCGGGTATTAGTTTTGCGGCCAGTGGCGGCTATTTCGGAATTGATGAGTTTATCACAAGTCGGGACTTTGTAAAAGCAGTTGATTACAACGGAGAGACGGCGTCGGTGTCGTTAAAAATACCTAAAGTAACTTCTGTAGTCTATCCAAAATACACTTGGGCATGGAATTCGGTAACCGCTTCGGGTTCGTGGAGTCTAGAGGATGATGTCACTAAAACGCCGGGTCAGTTTATGAAAATTATCGTACGCAATGACGACGTCGGTCGAAGTCTTTATTTAAGTAAATTAGTGCTATACGGTATACCGTTAGTTGCCGGTGAGCAACAAACAATCAAGCGGGATATACCATTGACGTTCAGTGGGCTAATTACCGCTGGTATTGTGCCTTCGGGCTTTAGGGAAATGCGTATGATAGAAAATTCATATGTACAATCAAAAGATCACGCAATGCGTCTGTTAAATGTAGTATCGTATCTAAGTAAAAAACCAAGACCAGTTCATCGATTTTCTAACTTAGTGTACAATCCGTTACTAAAGTTAGCGGACGTAATTACAATCAACAGTAACTTTTATCAAGTACAGGGTAAGTTTAAAGTTGTAGAAATATCTGTAGTAAACACCGGCGCCCGTATGAATATTGCTTGTGTTGATGTTACAGACTTATACAGTCGGGATGAATTTTTTATTATAGGGCAGTCGTATCAACCGAGCGACTGTAAATTACTTTCGTGGTAAAGGAGAACTTTAATGATTTTTGCATTAGCTAATATACCTTCTGTGCTGGATGGTCAAGAACTTGCAGCGGCGGATCTTAACAACTTATCGCAGAATACTGAGATTTTAGAGCAAATAGTCAATGGCCCGGATCGACTTTTTTTAAGTAGTTGGGCATATGCGCCACCGACGTTTTTGCTTACTGTCGACCCCAACGCGCGACAAACCGACATCGGTTTTAAGTTAACTGAGATTGACGTCTGGGAAGGATCTTTTGTATACCGGGAAGGCATGCACACAGTGCGTGTTGCTTTTCAATCTTATCCTGCGTGGGAGGAATGGGGTAAAATTAAATACTATCCCGGCACGTCAACTAGTTTTAATTTTGGGGTATGTCTGTTTGCTAGCTTTAAATACATTGATGTATCTATAGAGCAGCAAATAAAAGAGCAGGCTAAATACGCAAAATACAACTTTATGTGGAAGTATTACGAAGGCTATCAACCCGCAAATAATACTATCCCAATTGTATCCGGATTAGTAAGGAGTCACGAGGGAATTACTTACGCAGAGTTTGATATTACTGGCATGGATTTAACCCCCGGTGAGGTCGTGCCGTTAAAGTTTAGAATAGCTGGGTACGATCAACAATACCGAGACTACGGGAAGCTTCTTATGCATTGGCAGAGCACTTATTACTTTAGTATGATCTACGCAAATATAGCTCACCAAATTGTACCCTACACGTGGACTAATATTAATAGTGTAGACTCGTTGAGTCAAATTAAAGAACTTGTCTCAAATCAGCAGTACTTAATTAATTATTTCCGTCTCGCCGACTATCCATTAAGAGCGTCTATCTGGGATCAAGTGTTGGGTGGTAGCAGTTTTTTTACTTTCAAAAAAGTTGACACGTTTAACGCGGATTCAGTTAGAAATTCTAATTACGGATTACTAACAGATCGAGCATACTACTTCTTAAGCCGCTGTTCTCAACAGGCAAGATACTATATGCAAAAAAAATTCTCAATTAAAGACACTATTTCAGTTTCATACAGCGCTTCTACTAACACAAACACACGATTTACTATGCTAGGCGTGTTATCTAAGGCTGTTACAAATGCGGGGCATTATCGTTATGACCGCGATGCAGTAGAAACAGGAACGGCAAAAGATTCAGCAATAAGTCCAATTTGGATTGTAAACTATAAACCAAACGTTTTACCACCTAAAGACACTACTTCTGCGCGTGACTCGACTCGATGGAGCACAGATGACGCAGGGGGACCACAACCCAAGTTTGCTCGTACGGGTATTTTACAGACAATGGTTTCCGGCAGTAGATTTCCGGCTTCTGGTGTAACAGCTCCTGTAGGCTACAAAGATCCGGGTTATTTTTTATTTTACAAAAACACTTCATCGAACAAGGGTAACGTACAACCGGAGTTTAACGGATTCTACTTTATTAACCCTTCCTCGTTTAATCCCGTAGCATATTATGATGCCGCCGCTACCTCAGTAATAGGGGTAAGTACAGATTACTTTGCACGTGGTGCAGAAAAAAACGCTTTATTTTTTAGTGACACATTTAATTTTAAATTTCAAAGTCAGGCTACTGTAGGTAATTCAACAAAGTTTTACCCATTAATTTACGAGGCTTATTCTGGACTACGTAATCACGGAGAATACTTTATTCAAGACTCGGATAGTTACACTGATTTCTCTGTAGATCTAGTAGAGAATTCGACGGCTGGTACCAGATTTTTCGGTAAAGCTAATTATATTGCTACATTCCGTCTTACTGACGTTTCTGTAAGAAACGGTTCCTACATTATGACGCCGTTTACTCGATTAAATTCCTTTGATTCTGTGTGCTACTCGGGGTTGCTTACCCAGTTAAACGGGATTAACACGCGACTGAACGCGGTAAAGAACGCTGTAGACGCTTTGGATGCGTATCGCTATATTCCCTTGTTCTGGACCAAACCTAAAAGCTTCTTAGCTCACCATGATAATCAAAGTGATTCGACGACTCCAAGCAATCAGCGTTTCTACGCTAAGCTTGAAAATAACGCAGTGTACTTTTCTAACACACGGCAGGCAGATTATTTAATTGTACGTGGACAAAATGTACAAATTGGGTGGGGTGGTTTTGATAAAATATATCGGGATAATCCTGAGGGTGTGTGGCCAGCGGCTTTGCAGTTTGAGTATGTTAACAGTCAGTCGTTAACCGGGGACACGATAGAGACCGTTGTAATTGGGTTGGATTCCTTGGAGGGACTAGCACACGGTGAGCGGTATTACCTGCAGGGTAAAATTATCTATGCCGCGGAGACTATGGGGGTACCTTAATGGCCGGTAACAAACAAAAATCATTAACGAGAATTGATAACAACTATCAAATAAATTTGCGTTATCCGGATATAAACGAGTTCCTAAAAGACACTTTTTTTGCACTACAGAACAATCAGTCAGTTGAACGAACGTTACTAGCAAACCCACGAGTAGAGACGGGTTCAACACTGAGCGTATACACAATTGTTGTTGCAGGCTACTCAGTTCAAGTTTCGTTGGGCGACCTAGTTATTTACGGGTTTTCTCCGGATCAAGAAATTATTTATGATTTCTTGATTGCTCCCGAAATTTTAGGAGAAGTACTCACAAGCTTTAATGCAAACCGCGCTACGCAAGATGCAAGATTGCAGTCCATACAGTCCGTTTCGCTGTACAATATGGAAAGCGCCGCTAATTTCAACATTACCATTACTAGCAAAAAAGTAGCCGAACTTCTCAGCGAGTTGTTTACGACGTATGCAGATAACATAAAAACTGAATTAGGGCTACCTGATGATGCCGCGCTGCTGGATTATGTGCTTAATAACTTATTCTCTTTGGGCTTTACGTTTATTTGTAGCTACAGATTACAGCCGGATACAGATTACATCGCTGGTTTTAGAGTACCGGTAGAGCTTTCGTATCTAGTACCCAGTTTAATAAATCAGACTGCGGTAAAGTCAACGAGAATTGATGCCCCCGTTTACGATCCAAGTCAGCCGCAAAGAGCGCCTCAGCTTTTATTCAAAGGTATCTACGATTTAACAGGTGAGTTGCAATTAACACAAACTAGTGACTCTAGCAAATACGTCGACACTGTAAAAATTGCGGTGACCAAAGGTGATCAGCCGAGAGAGTTTAGATCAGAGTTTAGAACCGCTGATTACGTTTGGCGTACTATAAGCGGAGTCGATAACACTCCGCCGACAATAACCTACAACTACACGTTTGCTGTACAGAATGCAGCAACTAAGTATGCGGGCACGTTCGCTGTGTTCAAAAGTTCGGCCAACACTACAGGGTCTCTTACGCTAAAAACTTCAAACTATGCGGTTCAGCTAAGAAAGTTTAAAGAAGTGGGCACTAATGTGGACAAGTACGCTGCAAGCATTTCATTTAATATTGCTAACTCAAACAGCAAACAGACTGCACTGAGTACATTGTTTACAAAAGTAGATGTCGTTGGAGGGGCTAAAGTGACCGCCGCACCTAATCTATTCTTACAAGTAGATTTGCTAAATCCACTGGACAAGACGCGTGCAGTGTCTCCAAGTTCTACACTAGAGCGCTGCGTTCTTTTAACTACGCTTAATCCAAACAGCACTTATCAAACTAATGTCAGTACGCAAACAACTCTTTCAGGTTGTTTTGTGTACACTTCAGCAAACACGGATGCAAATCGCAGTCAGTTTTCAAAGACAACCCAACGTGTTCTTTCTACTTACTCAGGTCTGCCCAATTTTACGAGTGCTGCCTTGGGAGTAATAACACCTAAAGTGGACCTCTCTGTGTCTACTGTTAATCCTAAAGGATTGTTAGCGGTAAGTTTGCAGTGGCCGTCTTTAACTGCTGGCGAACTTAAATCGTTACATCAGTTAACTACAGCAAGCGGACTTTCCGTCAGTCTGCTGGATTCATTTATGAATGTGGTTGCAGTTACTGACAAAGTGTACGACACAGCAAATAAACTAGCACGCCTTGAGTCGTCCTTGGTTAACCCGTCAATTACTTATTGTGCTGAGATTGATTACACAAGTACTTTGCTCACGGTCAACGGGACTTCAATTAGCGGCCTTCTGACTTCGGCAGAGCGAGCGGTCGGGCCATCCTTACGCATTTTAAAGGGCCCGACAGTAATAACAAACCGTTTAATTGATTATACAACTTCTGAGTTTGCACTACGCGACAACATTTATTGTGTTGCAACTTGGAGTCAGCCCGGTGCAAACAAAGTTCCAATAACTAAATGGGGTTCAGTGTTGCATCGACCGGCGCTCGATCAAATGGACATTACGCCCGCAAGTATAGCTATAAGTGCTGCTCAGAAAGTATCTCTAGCAAAGTCTTTGTTTTTAGGTATTACGACTCCGCCCAAAGTATACTCAATTTATGTACTACTGCCTTGGATAACCGTGCGCGATACAGGTGTTAAAAAGTCTATTATTCGTTCTGAGTTAGTCTCCGGTAAATATACATACGCATACGCGATAAAGGTGTAAAAATGACAATAGACAATGACTATTTGAAAAACCTAGGCAATGAGGGTTTTTCATATGCGGACTCGCATCAACGGTATAAAGTACAACTACCGTTACTGCTGTCTTACCCATCTATCTCTGGTTCAAGAGATCCCAACGATCTGTTTAAAGACGACTCGCAATACTTGGCGTACCCCAGCGGTGTGCATCAGACAATGGTGGTCGCTAATCAACAAGATCGGTATGGCAGTTTTACAATTACAAGTAGTGGTGTATTTTCTGTGTACTTACAAGTTTCAGAGTATGCTGTAGATAACAACCCCGCGTTTATTGGAACGCCAACAGTAGTCTCCGGCGAAGGAGGGTCAACAGATCTTATCTTTGCTTCGTACTACGAAGACACGCCGCTTAATCCTAGTACCTATTCGATTCCGATTACAAACAACGGTACCCACTCTATCGTGTTTCCCTTCCCTGTAACCAGCAAAGCGTTCTTAGTAACTCACTCGGGGGACACAAATTACTCTATTTCTCAATTGTTGCCGCGTAAGCTTGTGCAACGGTATGACATTGAAGTTAATTCTATCAAGGCGTACCACGTCTCTGCAACTTTGATTGATACAATCGCATTGCAGGTCTCGGACTCGATCGTTGTTGGGCCCGATTTGATTGGAGCCAAGAGTATTGATGGTTCTAAGATTATTGACGGTACAGTGTCCGGCGTGCTTATTGCAAACGGTACAGTGACCGGTAACAAAGTGCTAGCTGGGACAATATCTGGTGTACTGATAGCGGGCGGTACCATCACGGGAAACAACATTGCCGCTAGTACTATATCAGGAGCCTTAATAGCGGCGGGTACGATCACAGCGGACAACATAACAACCAGAACTATTACCGCTGACAAGATTGTGCTGAGCGGTATTACCGCTGATCTTCTTGGCCCTGAAGCGGTGACAGCAGCGGCACTGGCATCCGGCGCGGTCATCTCCGGTAAACTGGCCGCTAATTCAGTCTTGGCCAACAACGTAACCGCAGGAGTCATTCAAGGTTACCATGTTGCTGCAAACACTATAAGCGCGGACAAGTTACAAGTAGTTCAATTAGATGCGATAGCCGCGAACATGGGCACACTCACGGTTAACAGCGGTATCACCATAGGTACCGAGGGATACTTGTGGGCCGGTGCTGGTTCAGCTAGTGCACCGACGACTGGCCTTAAGATATACACCACCAGCGGTATCAGCAGATTAACTACTTTCTCTGGCGGTATTTCTCAAATAGACATTGGTAGTGATGGTAAGTTATACGCGGGTAGTGGGCAAAGCTTAAAGCTAGATTCTACTGGTATAACTTTTAAACCAGCTGTACTCGGTAGGTCGTTTTTGTTTGGCCCTGCAACGCCGCCCGATGTAAGCGCATTTCCTACGTATCCACCGGTCACTAACCTCATTAAATTTAAACCGTACTACTATACAACGACGGCGGCTGACACCACTACGTTTTATGACTACAATCAAGATGTGTACAACTTTGTAGTAGGGGCAACGCAGCGGTATACAAAGTCTAATGCTGTCGGTAATTACCCATACACTAACGAAAATTTTAATGGAATTGACGCGGTTATTCGCGCAGGATGGTCCTCCTCCGAGTCTACCGTTTCTGGATTTATAACAACGCATCAATCCTCACTCTCATTGTTAAGTAAAGCTACGTCCTACTCCAGTTTTTTAGCAGAAACAAATTTACAAAAACTTCAGTTTGACTCTAACGGGACACAGCTCACAGACACGTCTGGGCCGATGGTACTTTCCGCAGGTTCTATAAGTCTACAAGGATCTACAAATCAATTAGATTTAGATTACTATGGGGCGTCTTTTACGGGTCCCGTTACAGTCAACAATACACTAACGGCCGGTGCTACTACCGTATCAGGTACTCTTAATGTAGCGGGCACGTTAAGTAGTACTGGGGCAGCGTCTGCCTCAAATTTATCGGGAACTAACACCGGTGACCAAACCTTACCTGTTTACGGAGATGGTGCAGACGGTGCAGTTACTTTTGACGGCTCCTCAGCCTATAGTTTTGCAACGTACTCAAGCGCAATTTACACATTAACAAGAGATGTCTGGGCAACCACAATTAGTGTTTCTTCAGGTTATACAGTAATTACCGCGGGGTATAGACTTTTTGCTACAACTTCTATTAATGCGGCGGGAAATATTCACAACAACGGTTCAAATGGTTCGGGCGCAGTAGCAGGCGCGGGCGGACTAGGTGGATTCTTTAAAGCAGGTGGGGCAGGAGCTGCGGGCTTACTTGCTGCTTCAGCGGGTGCAGCTGGGACTGCTCAAGCAACACCAACGGCAAACACTTGGGTTGGGGGTGTTGGTGGTAGGGGTGGTCAAGGTAGGCTAAATAACATAGGTTTTAACGGGGGGCAGATTGCTCCTACTAATGCGACAAACCCCGCAAATGCGGACGGAGGTTCTAAAGTCACTTCTAACTATGTAAATTATCTAACAAGGTACGTGGTTGGTGCAACTAATTGGCAAATGACCCCCTCAATCGGAGGTGGTGGTGGTGCCAAGTCAGTTACCGGAACTGCTGCTACCTCAGGCGCGGGTGGTGGTGGTGGCGGTATATGTTTTCTCGCCGCGCCTGTAATTACGGGTAGCGGAACTATCTCAGCAAACGGCGGTAGCGGTGGAAATGCTGCAGGAACAGGCGGGAGTTTTGGCGGTGGGGGTGGTGGAGGTGGTGGAGTCGTGTGTGTAATTGCGAAAACTTCTGCAATAACCCCGACAGCTACAGGGGGAACTGGTGGAACATCAGTTTTTGGAACAAACGGGACACTGCCCGTAGCTCACGCTTCAGGAACAAATACGACCGCTACACAAACATTAACTATAACTCCAACACATACTTTATCTAAAGGTAAGCTTTACCTAATAACTGTGCACTTAAATGTCGCTGCAGGGCTCGGTGGTTCAGGAGTTAATAGCATAACGGGCTATGGAATAAACTGGTATAATCTTAGTGGTTCAAGAGTCGAGTATTCAACTATCGCTGCTCCTACAAGAGCTCAAGAAACTTGGTACGGATTTCACACCGGAACCGAGCCTGATTTAGTTGATAGTCTAGATATTGTTATAAACTTATCCAACATTAACACGGCAGCAAGGGCGATTATGGACGAAATTTCGGGTTTAGAGCTTAGTACCGCCATAACAGGCAATATTGCAACTAACGCAACTAACTCGGCAACAACACTTACGACCACACTGGTGACAACACCAACGACGGGAAACATGGTGTACTCCGTTTTTACAAGAAGTGGCGGGACTGCCCCTGTAGCAGGAGCCGGTAACGTATTATTAAACAATCAAGCAGTAGCCCCGCAAATTACAAGTCAGGTATCAAGTGCACAACAGGCAAACGTACAAACTCACACAACCGCAGCGGCAGTCGCGGGATTTTCTGTAGAACTTACGGCCTCGATTGCCGGAGCTAGCGGCTCTGATGGTTGGGCTGGAAAGGTGATTAGAATATATGGATAAACAAACACAAGACAAATGGAAGAACATAAGAAGCAACCGGAACGGACTTCTTTCGCAAACTGACTGGACACAGCTGGCTGATGTAGACTTAACTTTTGAACTAATCGAAGCAATGCAGATGTACAGGCAAAAACTAAGGGACTTAACAAAAGACTTTAACAATCCAGACGATGTGGTATTTCCGGATAACCCATTAGAATTAGGCTTATCATAGCCGAGCATTTGACAAACCAAAAATAAAAGGAGTATAATGAACCATGATAGTATCGGCCTCAAATATGGATTACTTAATCGAGCCCGTACGTATGCGGCTGGGTGATTTTACAGGTACCTCATACTCAGACCCCTTAGTACGAACTTCGTTAGTAAACGCAGTAAAGTTTCTGCAAAAACGTTGGAGATCCAAGTACCAGATTGTTGGTTCCGGTACGATTGTTAGTCCTCAACCAGCGGGCGCTGCCGAAGCGGGTCAGATCTGGGTCAGTACTTCGAATGGGTATGCGTTTATTGATGCGGGTTTTGTACTCAATGATGTATTTAGAAACCCATTCTTGGATTTCCAACAACCTAGCCCGCCGACTATTGAGCAGAATGATGAAGATGCGATTGTATTAACAGCCGCTTACCTTATCCATCTGGCAAAAATCACTAGTAGCTCCGCCACGTTCATATCGTGGTCTACAGAAGATCTACGATACACTAACACCGAGTCTTCAAAAGCAATGAAAGTCGTACTCGACGCATTGCTCGAAGAAATAAATTATCAGTTTAAGGTAAGAATCGCGGTGCCTAAATCGACAAGACAGCCGATTAATATTGTAACTGGTACCAAAATTTACTAAAGGAGTTTTCATGTCAAGAACTGTTCCAGCTAAGAAAAAAATGCTCTATGTTGGGGATTTTCCGGTACAAACCGGTTTCGGGGTTGTTAGTAACAACTTAATTGCGACGTTTCGTAATGAGTATGATCTGCACATTATGGGCGTAAACTACTACGGAGATTACGATCCATTGTGTGAAGGGCTCCGCGTTTACCCCGCCAGCCTTGGTGGCGGTGATGTATGGGGCAAAGAACGCTTGGAAACCATGGTGCGATCGATTCAACCCGACGTGGTCTTTATTCTAAACGACTGTTGGATTGCGAACGATTACATGACTGTCCTGTCGGAAATTAAAGACATTCCGTTTAAGACGGTTTTGTATACTCCGATTGATGCAGAAAATGTCAAAGCAGACTTTGCAGCGGGGTTGGTGAAGTTCGACGCTGTGGTAAGTTATACCGAGTTTGGTAAACAGCAGCTAGACAAAGCCGATGTCAAAGACGTTCACGTGGTTCCTCACGGGATTGACCGCAATACTTTCTACCCTATCAATTTGCCTAAAGGAGCACTTCGTGCTCAAATGAAGCTTAAAGAAGACGATTACATTGTGCTGTGCTTGCAACGCAATCAACCACGCAAACGACTTGATCTAACCTTTTTCTATTTCGCTGAGTGGGTAAAACGCTATGACCTGCCCGAAAACGTGAAAATATACTACCACGGTGCCCTGCAAGACTTTGGTATTGACATTATTCAATGGTGCCAGTACCTCGGTATTGAAAATCGCTTGGTGATCTCCTCGCCAAATATTACGCCAAGTCGCGGACTTACACCGGCTCAGCTCAATATGGTCTACAACAATGCTGACGTGTTTTTCACCACAACGGCCGCTGAGGGCTGGTGTCTGCCTGTGGCCGAAGCCATGGCTGTAGGTGTGCCAGCTATTCTACCAAACCACTCTGCACTCGGTGAGTGGCCTCGCCCCAACGCTTTTTACATGGATTGTTATCCATTTCCGCAACTTACGGATCGCGGGCTGAACACGATTCATCACGTCACTGAAATGGAGAGTGCGATCAACGCGCTACACAAGATGTACACGGACAGTGCACTTCGGGCTGAGTTAGGTCAACGCGCGCTCGCACACATGCGACAATCCAAGTTTTCTTGGAGCGTGATTGGGAAACAATTTGTGGAGATTATAAATGGATGTTTTAAGAATAAATAAGATTTGTGCAAAGTACATAAAAAAGCTCTTGACACAGCTTGAAAAGTCTGCTACAGTTACACCAGAGATTCGAAAGGCGGTGCTTGACGAACTCAATTCGATGGCGAGAGAATTCGCCGCAATGCGTAAGGAGCATAATCCAGATGGCTTTTAGCAAAATGATTGAATCGATCCCAACCTACAGCTCGCCCAATGCAGCCTCTCAGTCAAGCGTGTTCATTAATACACGCGAAGGTAAACGGGTAATTCGGTTTCTTCCTGATCCGATTAACCCAACCGAACCTATGGTAGGCCCAACGGTATTGTCCGTGTGGATGCCGGTCTCAAAGAACAACCAGTTGGTACAGCGTCGCATTTTTGTTGACAGTTTGACACGGGGTGTCTTACCGTCAAAGGTAAACGAAGCCGTCCGTTGTCGGTTCTTCATGAACGTGTTAGACAAGTCGATGGTTGTTAAGTTGGAAAACGGGTCGGTAGTCTACGCCAACAACCAGAATCAGTTTATTACTTCAGTCGACGGTCAGACTAAGACTTTGACTGACTATCGCCCAGAGCGCCACATGGCTATTCAGGTGTTAGAGGGTAGTGTGTCTAGTGGCGAAGGTCGCAATGGCATGTTGAACGACATCGAAGAGCTGTCGAAAACTATCTTTGATGAAGAGACTAACAAGCTTGTTCCGATCACTGCCATCGATATTGAGATTATTACCCGTGGTAAGGAAATCAAGACCACACGTAGCGTACATGTAGGTGTAAACCGTGATCCAATTCCGGAACACTTACTGAGCGCACCTCGGTTTGATTTGGCTAAGTTTGCTCGCCCATTCCCAATGGATGCCGTTAAGGACTTGGTAAAGGGCGCTGACTATGCCGAAGTGTGCAAGGCTTACAACATCGAGGTAATGCCTAAGCTTGTAGAACTTCCCAAAGAACCGACCTTGTTCGATCAGTAGATTGCTGAGTGGATGGCGGTGAGTAACTCTCACCGCCATCTTTTTTATTGGAGGTGAAGAATGCCGAGCGGGCACAAAGAGACTTGTCCTGAATGTGGTGGCCATAATCTGTACGTTACCCCGCACAATGGGCTTAAATACTGTTTTAATTGCGGCTATCGTAACGGACGAAGTCAGAATGCAGTATTTGCAAAAAATTCCGAAACCATTGAGGAGATCCGAGATTACTACAATCGATGTGTTAGTTACTATACTAGCTGCTTGTCTAACGAGGCCTACAGCTACCTACAGTCACGCGGTATTAGTGACGCAGATATTAAACAACGGCGTATTGGCTTTTGTCCTGATACACACCATAGCCTATATGATTCACCGATAGCAAAGACCGCCGGGATAAGCACGGGTCGCAATTCTGTTCTGCACGGTCGTATTATATTTCCGTACCTAACCCCTACAGGCCAAGTCGTTGACCTGCGTGGTCGCGCGCTAGCAGATGATGCGGTTAAGTACAAAGGTCCATTTGGTTCGGCATTTACTCGCGGTGCAGACGAGTGGCCGTACGGGGCTGAGAGTGTGGGTAATTCGTTTCTGGTAACCGAGGGTGAGGTTAAGGCTATTGTCGCAACTCAGCACGGCTTCCCTGCTGTAGGGTTACCCGGGATTAACTCTTGGAAATGGCGAACTCGTGAGTTGGCGGGGGAGTCAGTGACTATTGTCTTTGATTCGCAACAAGATCCCGCAATTAACGAGGCGGTGTATCAAGCAGTTGATAAACTTGCAACACGCCTAAATGAGTGTAAGGTAGTCACGCTACCACTGATGGGCAACAGCAAGATGGACTTAGACACTTTTATCCTGACGCGCGGTTTTCAAGAGTTTAAACTTATACTAGACAAAGCGTTGCCCTACACCACATGGGCACAACTACTGAGGAGACCTACATGCAACAAGAAATGAATGACCTAATTAGTGAGTGGAGACTTCTGAGCTCATTTGTACAGTCTCCAGAGGCTATGCACCAAGTCACCCCTGCTCTGTTTACGGACGAGCGTGAAATTGTTTTTAACGCACTCAAGACTGCGTACACCCATTACGGTGAGCTTTCCTATGAGGTGATGCGTCTAGCGTTTAATGGTGACACGCCAAGCGAACTTATACCGGTGCAGTGTAATCAACGTGCGTTGGTTGATGAACTTTCTATCACTGCACGACGTCGGCAGTTACTGCGTGCAGCTGAAGTGCTTGCCTCAGAGGCCAAGGAGTACTCACCAAATGAGTCCCGTGTTTCTGAGGTGTTAAACTTTGCTCCAATCATGCCGTCTTCGGACGTGTCGTTGCTTCCGGGTGCACAGAAGTTAATGTCGGATCTGCATCGTAAGTACAACGGTACGTACACATTTACGCACACCGGCGTTCGATTTCTTGATCAAATGCTTGGTGGCGAGTGGCTACCAAAAAGCCTCTCGGTACTCATGGCTAAACCGGGTACGGGCAAGACGGCTTTGGTTGGCCAATCGATGTTGGAGATGGCTCTTCAATACAACACGCGGTCACTGTTTTTTTCGCTAGAGATGTCAAAGGAGCAGTTGATGTCTCGCTGGGTGTCCTACATGCTAGGCATCGACACGACACTACTGCAGTTTGGTAAGCTCTCAGCAGCTCAAATGCATTCTGTAGAGGATGCAATTATTAAATTGCAGACCCTACCAATGTCAGTAATCGACAACCCAGTTATCTCGCTCGCAAGTATTCGCAAAGAAATTCGCGATGCCGCACGTACTGGATGTCGGGTGGTCTTTCTCGACTACCTGCAGATTGTGAAACATCACAACACTGGATTAAAGAATTACGATCTTGGTGAGGTTGCACAGGGACTCAAGGAAGCCGCTAAAGAATCAGACTTGGCAGTTGTACTATTGTCACAGATGAATAAGGTCGGTGAGGGTTTAGACGCTGTGCGTGATTCGGGTGAGGTGTCTCAAGTTGCGGACACAGTTATTGAGATGTCACCTATTGATGACTACCCGGATGAGTTAGGTAATCGGGCGATTGGCCTACGTTTTC